ATCACCTTCAATCTTTTCGCCATCATTACCAAAAGTTAATCCTACATTAGCAGGAATATTAATATCAGTTGTTGCTGTTAAATTTAAATCAGCACTTGCACTAATAGTTAAATCAGTACCATCACCTTCAATTTTTTCTCCGTCATCACCAAAGGTCATTCCAATGTTAGCCGGTACATTTATATCTGCACCAGATGTTAAATATAAATCTGTACCATCACCATAAATATATTCTCCACCTTCATCATTAAAGTATAATCGTTTTGTGCTATCTATAACAACATCATCAGCAAATTTAAAGTGGTCTTCATCTTCCATCCAATATAAAACACCATCTGATGTTTCACCATCAAATGTCATTGTAATATCAGTGCCTGCTGTACCTGCTCCAAATGTTAATGTATTACTAAGTAATTTTGAAATTGGGCCACCTTCAGCAGCAGTTCCATCATGAGTATGTCCAGTACTTACTGCAAAAGCAGCTAATATCTGGTCAAATTCATCATTAAAATGTGATGCTTCAATGACCGCACCATCTGAAATAGTACTTTGTCTTGTATAGGTCGCTCCCATTATCTTCTTCCTCCGTTAACGTATTCTAATTCAAATCCTCGTAAGGATAATGCTTGTTTTGTACTTTTATCTTCTAATTTAAATGCTACCACAAATCCAGAACCTTCTACCGATACTCTTTCAAGTGGAAATCCAGATGAACCATATGCTGAAGTTCCATAAAGACCACTTCCATAAAATGCTGCAACTTGTGCAGAAGAAAATGAATATGAATCTGGTTGTGGTGTTTCTGTATCATCATAATTATATCTTAACTTAAATGTTTGATTTGTTGTATCCATAGCTTCATTAACTTTATAATTAACTAAAGCTCGTTGCATAGTTTTTCGTATTCCAGGGTCTCCTAATGCCATATCTGGAGAACGATAAAAACCCGTTATAGTAAATGTAGAACCTGCTCTAGTAAATGAACCACCAGATTCTTGTTTATATACATATCCATCGTATCCACCATGAATTGTTGTTTCTGTGTCACTTATAAAAAATGAATCAGTACAAGAAGGTTTTAATCCTCTTAAATCAGAATATTCAAATCCTAACGTTCCTGTTTCTGGATTTGTTTTTAACACTGCAATAATTCCTTTTGCTGTTCCTTCTGTTCCACTTGTTGTAGGATAAAACAATCTATATTGTGATTTATTTCTTATAACTGTTGATGTAATATTATCTGTTCCAATATCACCAATTCTATCTTGTATTTGTTTTGATACTGTACCTAATTCTACGTCACCAATTCTTTCTGTACCTGCAATAGTTCTTAAACCATCTGGTGCTAAATAAATTAAATCACCACCAAGCTCTTGTATGCTTTTACCATCTACACATCCTATTCTACGAGTTACTGGCACAATAGCAAAATCTGAAGTTGTTGAGCCACTTAACTTATAAATTCTATCCTCGCCAAATATAAATAAATCTTCACGAAAAACTTTAAGTCCTACTATTGTAGTATCAACTAATATTGTTCCACCGCCTGTATCAAAATCATCTTCTGTAAAAGGGCCGGAATATTGTATTGTTGAAATAGCATCTGACATTCCTGCATAAAACATATGATTTTTAAATGATGCTACAAATTTAGGATTTGTTGGAGCAGTTCCACCACCCGTTGCATTAATTATATCAACGTTGTATGATGTGTCAATAGAAAAAGCAGCATCTGCACCAGTTGCTATCATTATTTTTTCTGTACCATTATAATTATAACGCTCAAAATCATAACGATATGTAGTACTTTTACCAGTAGTTATAGAAGTCCAAGAACCACTTGTACCTGCACGAGATATTGTACCACCTCTAGCAGCTAAAACAACATCATTAAATATTGCTGTCATATCTACAATTTCACCCGATGAAGATACTTGGGGTACAATATTAGAATTATATGCAGTTGTTCCTAATACTTTTTTATAACCACCTGCTATATCTGGTTCAAAATTAGTAAGCTGTAATGCTTCTCCAGGTTTCATTGAAAAGATATCTTTATTTAATATTAAACCTCCGTAACAACTAACAACTGTTGGTGCTATTTGTGATGTATTTGGCATTAGGCACTAACTTTTAAATTTATTCGTTCATCACGCATATATTCTTGTTTAGAAACTAAATCAGCACGTAAACGTTTTAATCCTTCTTCAAATTCTCTATTTGCAATCATTGCATGTTCTGGGTCAGAACGTAAATTATATGCAAAATAACTTGCTCTTGATACTATTAAATCCGCATATCTATCGTCTAAATCTGGCTCATCTCCATGAGCAGATAATTCTGTATGCTCTTTCCAATATTCAAAAACTATTCTATAATCACTTTTATCTGGTATAGGAGTTAATCCTAATTTATTACTTTGTGTTCTATAAATATATCGTGGCTCAGCATAACTTGTACTTATATTTGCTAAATCTCTTTCAGAAAAACGTCTTGCCCAATCATCATAAGATATATAACGTAATTTTTGAACACCAATATTTCTAGATATACGAACATAATCTATATCTAAATTTGTTGATGTTACAGTATTATTTAAAGTTACATAACTTGTTTGTGCTGTAGCTGTAAAAGTAGTATCTAATACGGCCCCTTCTCCAAAATCTTCTACAGTTAATGTTGTACTTAAATTTTGTGTTCCTTCTGCTGCTGTTCCTACTTGTACTTTTAATGCTTGTCCTGCACTATGAGAATCAAATGCTTTTACTTGTATTCTATATTCTTCATTTTTTGTTGTTGAAAAAGATTGGTATGCCGCATAATCATTTAATCTTAATCTACCATTACCCCCACTATTATAAGCTGCACTACCACTTCCTGCTACTGTAGTCCAACTACTTATATCAGAAGTAAATTCACCATTAGTAAGTAATTCATTTGGTTTTAAATAAAATGTATCCCAATCTATTTTACGCCATTGTAAATCCCCAGATACTGGAGAATTAGCAGTTGGTAAAGAATATTCTCTTTGCCCAGAATTAGTTATATGATATGTTTCTTTATGAAGACTTGGAAGTTCTTCTAATTCATTATATACATCATGTAATCCACGATTAACAAAATTTTTAACAGAAGTTTGTATTCCACGACTACTACTAAAATTAGATGAAGTCATTTCTACTTCATTTAATGCGTTTAATACTCTATTTGATAATACTAAATATGTTGCCATTATACTCCTGTTTTATTTAATCCCGCTATTGGAAAACTTTCAAATTCTATACAATATGCATCTATTGCTGTTACTGATTTATATTCTGTAGATTTACTATTATATGCTTCATAAAATTCATATCTTGCTACTTGGCATTCTTCTTCATTTGGATATAAAAATCCATTGTACTTAACTGAAGGTGCATTTGGCATAGATACTAATATTAGCATAAACCATATTTTAATCATTTTAAACTCGTTGTATGGGGCTTAACGCCCCATTATTTAATTTATTTTAATTTCTTTTGGTTGCTTTTCTTTTGGTAACTCTTGTACCAATGTTATATTAAGCATACCATCTTTTAATTTAGCATTTTTAACATTCATATATTCAGATAATTTAAATGTCTGTTCAAATGTTCTTTCTGCTATACCTTTATAAAGATATTCTTTTTCTAACGGAGTTATTTCTCCTTTAATTGCTAGAGTATTTTCTTTTTGTGTTACAGAAATATCTTTATCAGAAAATCCTGCTACAGCAAAAGTTAATTTATACTCATAATCACTCACCTTTTCAATATTATAGGGTGGGTAATTACTTGGGCGAAAGTCAGCTATATCATTAAATAAGCTGTCAAACCCCACTGTCATTGCCCGAAATGGGCTTAGGTCTATCCTTGTCATTGTTATCCTCCTTAGTAAGCAAGGTTATTAATGTATCTAATTTATTTTCTATACTAGATACTCGTTTCTCTAAGTCAGAATTATCTGCACCCATAGAAACAATCTTTTGTCCGGAAGCAATTTTTGATGCCTTCCTTAAATCATGTACTGCCATAAAGCCTCGTAGTTTTAAAAAGGGGGCAAAAGCCCCCCTAAATTTTATGTATTATTGAGCAGTGTCGTGTTGAGCGTCAGATTGTCTGTCGTTCTCATCCACACCTGCAACATCACAAAGTACTGCCCACACACGGATTTTACCCGCAGTTGAAGCTGCACTTAGTACAAGTACATCAAGAGTATCAGCAGTTGCTGCTATATGTCTTGCTGTAGCTGTTAATGTTGAATAACCCGTTGCGTTAGTATCTCCATCTGCATAGATATCGACATCTCCACCTGTAATACCCAAGTCCATAGTTACAGAACTTGAAAGTGCAGTTATTACTTCAATTCCTGCTTCCATAACTAAAGTTTCAGCAGGTAAATCAAGAACACGTAGAACATCATTTTGTGCTGCTCCACTGTCTCCATTGATTGCTGAGATATCAATTGTATTTTCTATTAGATAAGGAGTTCTTACTCCAGGGTTTCTTCTAGAAGGGCGGTTAGTTCCACCCGGCCCAGTTACGTCATACGTTGCCATGTTCTATCCTCCCTTAATCAATTAACAAGTGTCTTGCTTGAAGAGCATCAGAACGAAGCACTTTTCTGCCAAACACATGTAAGCCTCTTACTACATCAGCAAAAGAATCTGGGTCTCTAATAACTTCTGTTTTTGCAATAGCATTAGCAGTAGCTGTAGAACTCATATGTCCATATAATACTTTGTAGTAATTACTTGTTGTTGATGCGGCAAAGTTATTAGTCATGTATAATTTAAAACCATTTACTTTACCTTCCAATACAGAACCATTCCGTAATGGTGATTTTCCGTCTCCAGTAACAGAAGCATCCATAAGTTTTGCACTAGCTTGTCCAAGCTGTTCAAAAAACTCTGGAGTTCCTAAGAACCATCTGTTATCTGTAGGAACGTCATTAGCATGCAATCTTTTAGCAGCATTTGCTAAAATATTTGCAGGGTCAGTTTCTGAAGTACCGAAACCTGTATCAGTTCCAGAACCATCAGAACCAACTGTAGTACCCGCACCGGATACCATAGCTGCAATAACGTTTTCATCGTAAGAATCTTTTAGAGCATATGCTCCAGAAGAAGTAGCCAAAGCCTCCCAGTTCACATGAGCTTGTCTTTCTTCGATATCGTCAACTTTAAAAGCAAACGCATTAGCTTGGTCAACTACTAATTGAAGTTGGTCATCAGCTAAATTTTGAATAGCTATATGTCCACCTCTAGTATATGAGTTTACACTAATTGTTGGCTCTTTAATTATGTTAACGGTATCTCCGTAGTTTTCAATCTCACCTGCATAGTCAGTGTTAGTAATATCTTCCACAACTGATGCAGTTCTAAAGAACTTTTGGACTTTTTGGCTGTATATTACCGGTAACCAATTACCCGAAGGTAAGTTTGTATATCCGGCACCTTTTGCAATAGCCATAGTTTAGTCCTCCTATAGACTGTTAAGATTAAGTACGAATTCTACCTTCTGCTCTAGCTAAATCAATTTCCTTTTCGTGTTTTAAAAACTCGTGAGGTTTCATTTTTGCTATATCAGAAACTTTCCAGATTTTTTTATCTCCTACTTCAACATCTTTTTTAGAAGTAGAAGTAACTGATTTAGATGCTTCTTTTTTGCTAACACTTGCCTTTTTAGTTACACCTGTATCCATTTTATATAAATCAATGGCACGGGCTGCTAATTTAGCATTTGATGTGTTGTCATATAACCAACCTTGAATTTCGGGAGTTTGAGTTCCAACCCATTCATGAAATTTCTCATCAGCTCTAATTTCTGAAAAGTCTGGATGAAGTTTTTGTAATTCAACTTCAGCTCTATCTTTTTCAACATTAGCTTGCTGATTTTCTAAATCTTTCATTTTGGTCTGAACTTGCTTAGATTTTTCATCCGCTTTTGTATATGCTATAGTTTCAATTATATCATATACATCTGGGTATTTCTTTTTCCAAGCATCAACTTCCTCTTTCGTTTTTGGTAGTTGAATCTTTTCAGCATTCTCTTCTAATTGACGTTTAAGATTTGATTTTTCTTCTTTATGTTTATTAACAGTAGAATCGTAATGGCGTTTAAGGTCGTCATACCTTTTTTTAAACACCTTCTCTTCAGCATTAACAGGGCGTTCCTCTACTGGAGTGGCTCCTTCTTCTGAAGAAGTGTCCTTTGAGTCGGTAGCTGTGTCCTCTGTTTCCTCCTTATCTACTTTACGTTTATAAGGGGTAGGCTCGAGAAGAGCCGCAGTTTGAGATTCTTCTTGAATCTCTTCTTTTTTATTTTCTTCCATTTTATCCTCCTTTGTGGTGCTGTTGGAAAACAGGTGGCCTAGAGTCGCATTGGGGCTATGACTAAGCTGTCATAGGTGGCCTATCCATTGTTGGTGCTGCTCCTAATCCTTCTGGTGAAGGTGTTGGAGAAGCTGAAGCCATTGCCTGCTGTGGCGTTGGCCCTTCTGTCGCAGGAGCGGCAGCATTTGCTGTCATATCCTGTACAAACTGTTGCATAGATTCTTCTGGAGTATTTCCAGGATATCTATTTGCTATTATTGAAACTGGTACTACTACAACAGGTTCTTTTGGGCCTCTATTAGCTACACTGCTAATATCAATTCCATTTTGTTGTAGTGCTGCTTTTACATCATCTGTAAGATGCATATCAAGAACAGCATCATTTGCTGCTCCCATTTGTGGTGCACCTGCACCCATTGGTTGTTCCATAGGAGCTGCTCCCATTGGATTTCCCATCATTCCATTTGCCATATTTATTCTCCTATTTTATATATCAGCTCCACCATAAGCTGTTTCGTAATTTACTGCAGGTTTTTTTCTAGGCTGAGCCATTACTCCTGCTCTAGGGCCTATTCTTATACCCTTATAAGTTTTATCTCCAACTGGTTTAGGGTCACTAGATTTAAAACTAAATCCTTGATTTCCACCACCACCAGTTTTAGTATCAGTTACTTTTGTATAAGTATCTTTCGCATCATCAGTAAATGATTGTCCTTTCTCTAAAGCTTCCATTTTTGCTATATCTGCTTCTATTTGTTTTTTATCTGCAATTTTTTCTTTTTTAAGTATTTCTTGTTTATCTGTATCAATATCTCCAGTAACAGAAGTAATTTCTTTTTTACCTATATTTGAAGCTTCCATCATCTTATTCATATAATTTGTCCATGTAGAACCTAAAATAATATCTCCTTGAGCATCAAGGCTTGGCTTTCCTGTTACTCCAGATGTGCCAGTAACACCAATAAATCTTCCTGGAAAATATCCTGTATCTGCAGTTCCTGCTTCATAATTATATATTCCAAAAGTTCCAGGTACTTCAGAAATCTCTAAATCAGAAGCATAATCTATAATTGGTTGACCTGTATCATCATATCCAGTTACAGTAATATTACTAGAATCTATCGCACCCATACGTTGTAAATCTTGAATAATTTTATTTGTTTTTGCATCTACTTCTCCACCTAAACCTACACGTGCTAATCCTGCTCTTGCAATACTACTTCCTATATTATCTTTTTTAAAATATAGTTTTCCATCATCTCCAACTTTAACAAAACCTCTATCTTTTAAATTATCAATATATGATTTTGCATCTTTATTTTGAATCATTCTTTCTTTTTCTGCATTAGATGGAATTAAATTTTGGTCTGGTTCATTTCTACCCCCACCTTGAGGCTCTCCTAGAAATTGTCTAGGTGCGTAATTAGGGTCTGGTACACATTGTTTTAATGTAGTATCATAAATATATCCTGCAGGACATGGGTCTTCATCTGGGTCTGTTGGTGTAGTATTATCTGGTGTATCTGGTGCAAATTCAAAATCTGGGTCTGATGATGTATACCCACTCCATGTTGGTGGTGGTGTATTATTGTATTCATATGCCTGTTCTACATAGCTCCATTCACCAGTATCATTATTTAATTCTAGTCTTAAATTTGTCGCAGGGTATGTTGTCATTTTTTAAGTTGCCCCCGTAGTGCCAGTAACTGGCGAAGAGAAGCCAGTTTCCCCTGGTTGCGGTACATTTCCTGTTCCGATGTTGCCACCTCCAGAGCCAGTTGGGTCTTGCGGATTCGCTCCTCCAACATTTTCTCCACCTTCGTCCATACCGGACTGTTGATTATTGCCTTGATTTCCTGTAGTTCCATTTGCCATTCCCATTATTTTTGCAAAAATTGCTGCCCGTTCTGGGTCATTAATTAATTTTTCCGGTTCTATGTCAAGTGACTTTGCTATTTCAGATAATACTGTATGCCATCTTACGAATGGTGCAAGGTTTTGATTAGAAGCGGCTTGTAAGAAAGTCATCAACCTTTGAGACCTTACTTCTTTTTGCATTAATGATGAAGTTCCTCTCGCTTTAATTTCTACATCTCCACGAATTTCTGGACTATCTTCATTAAATTGCATATTCCAAGCAAACATTGATTCGCCTAGTGGTCGCAATAAATAATCATCAATATTTTTAACTACTGTTTTAACATTAAGAGCTGCTGCTCCCATTAACATAGACATACCTGCTGCAGTTCTAGTTGTAGATTGCACACCAGTTGTTCCATGTGAATAAGATGGTATTCCTGTTGATTCATCAGCAAGTTGTCTAAACCTATCAAACATCATTAAATTTTCATTTGATGTATTAGGAAATTTTAAACCATGTAATGCTTGTCCAGGCATACCACTTTGTCTTCTAAATATTTTACCAGGATGTACTTTCATATCTTGTCCTGGTACTAGCATTGTTTCATCAATATCAAATACTAAATTACCTGCTAATGCTAAATTATCAATAGCCATTCTTGCATGACCATTCATAATTGTTTGTGAATCATCCATATTTTCTGGAATACCAACACCAAAAAATTGATAAGGATTTATTTCATATGGTGATACTAAATAAGGTATTCTAGCAGGTGTAAATGGATTAACTACTAATCGTAATATTTTACCATTACATACCCAACAATTAACTTGTACTTCGTCTAAATCATCAATAATATCATCATCAATTTCTAAACCTGCTTGTGTAGCTAATTCTCTATCTAAGTATCCCCAAAATTCTAAAATTTCATATCTATTTTTATCAAATTCATCAGTTGTTTCTCTATCAAGTAGAGAGCTTTCATAACCACGAGCTTCATAATTTGCACCCATAGCAAGACATTCTCTAATAGCTTCATTTCTAAAATAAGGTCTATTTGTTAAATCTCTAACTTGAGACTTTGTGTAATTATGTCTTTGTATTACATAATCTGCATCTTCTATAGTAACAGCATCTGGGTCTGGATAAAAATCCCAACATGATACTGCTTCAATTCTAGGAACTAATTTTGTTTTAGGGTCATATGAAGTTTCTCCTGTAGTTTCATCTTTATTCCAATAATGTTGAACTTTATCATAAGAAAATGGCCCTTTAATAATTCCTGTACCTAATAAAGCCATTTCAAATAATGAATGTCTCATTACAGAAATTGCACTTGAAGATTCTAATTGGTCATGAATTAGTTTTTCCATATTAGCTGCTGCCATTTCAGCAGGACTAATTTGTGGTTCTGAACGAGAATCTTTAGCTTCACCTTTTACAAAATCTGCGTCTTGATATTCTTCTTTTAAACCACCTAAAATATTATTAATAACTGTGCCTGGTTCTAAATCATTTCCATCTCCAGGAAATCCATAAGGACTTTCTGGTACTTGTGTTTCTGGATTTTTTGATTTTGAAACATGTGCATATTCAGCAATTCCTTCTGGAACTGATGTTGGTTGAACTCCTACTGGAAATTTTCCTGTAGAGAATAATACTTCAATAATTTGCCCATACGCAGCCATTACTTTAGTTTTTGTTATTTTAACAAATACTTTAGATTTTTCTGATTCAGTAAAAGCCATATCATTACCATAGATTCCTCTATAGTTTCTATATGCTCTTAGCCATCTTTTCTCATCAAATTGACGAGCATTTTCTGCTGTTTGAAACTTTGCTTTTATAGTTCCCGCAAGACTTGAAAAAGCATCATCCTCCTGGTCTTCACCAAGAGCTACGATTTCATCTTCACCTGCCATTATTAACTATTGTGTGAGCCTTGTTTAATTTTAGCTTTTGACCATGCTTCTGGTTTTGGACTTGATGATTTTCCACCTGCATTAGAAAATTCTCCATGAGAATACTTTTTATGCATACCCCCTTGAATTTTTTCTTTTGATGGCATACCATATTCCATACCCATTTCGCCTTGTTTATATTTTTTCATAATTGGTTGTGGCATTTTTCCTCCTAGTAATCTTTTTCGTCAGCCATCTTATTAAAAGATGCTTGTACATGATTGTTTTTCTTGGTTGGATAATCTTTAGTAGCAACCTCTGGGTCAGCTTCTCCGCCATGAGCAGATAAATTAAGATTATTCATTTTATCCTTTTTTTTAGGATAGGGCATACCAAGGTCGCCCTGTTTATATTTTGTCAATATTGGTTGTGGCATTTAGCCCTCCTTGATTTTTTCTTTGAAATAATCCATTAATTTTGGATTATCTACAAATATTGTTGTTAAACCATTAGCTAAACCATTAACTACTGATTCTTCTACTTTCTCTTCTAAATCCATATTCCATTGATATATTATTGCATGTAAACATTCATGGATTAAAGTATTAGCATGAGAAACTCCTGTCTCTTCGGCTGTGTAACCGATAACTCCTTCTTTAGCAAAAAACTGCCCTTGTGCTTCATTGGCACTAGCAACAGTTTGTTTCCATTCTTCTAATTTATAATCTTTATAACCTATTTTAATTTTTTCTGGTGTTTGCATTAATATCCAAATATTCTGTCAGCAGGTTTAAAATTATTTTCTTTATGTTGTTTCATAAATTGGTCATTAACATTACTATTAGGATGTAATGGTCTAGACATTATACCATAACGTAATGCATCATATGCGTGGTCTTCTGCATGTGTATCCACATCTTCTGGATTATGTTTATCTGTTGGAAGAAGTGGTAATGTTTTTAATAAATTTCTACAGTTATTAAAAATTTTTAATTTAGGTTCACCAGTTTTTTCGTCAATAGATAATCTTTTATGCAATTCTAATTTACCATTTATACGACTTTTTGGTGACCTATCTGATGGTCTCCATTTACATCCTTCTCTTATCATTGTTTCAGCAATGCTAGGGCCAACATCTCCACGTTTTGCCCAGGTAGAAGAATCTAACATACCATATCTAATATACTCACCTTGTTCAGCTTCTAAGACTTTTCTAGCAAATACATCTGCTGTTACTCTTTGTGTATATAATTCTCTATATACCCATAGGTTATTATCAAAATCAATAGCAATCCATAAACAACAAGCATAAGAAGAATACCCCCAGTCACAAGTACGAAACCTGTGCCAATTACGAGGTATTTCAAAAGGGTCACTAATATGTTTAACAACATCAAATTCTGGAAATGCACAATCTTCAAATGCACTCCAATCACCTTCTAAAAATTGCTTTCGTTGTACTTCTGGTAATGATGATAACATTACAAGATAATCATCTGTTTGCATTAGATATGGATTATCTTGAAGTTTAGCAGGTATAAATCTTCTTGTGATTTTTTTCTGACCTGCTATAGTATCAATTATTACATCAAATTTTTTTCCAGGTTCTGCAGGGTCAACAAACATGTCTTTAACCCATATTGAACCAATATTACCTGGATTCCCTGTAGCTCTCATATATACAGGTATTTCCGGGTCTACACTTCTTAGGGAGGAACGCAAAAAGTTATAGATTTCTGGAGTAGGATATTGAGGTAACTCATCTATTCCTATCCAAGTATATGATTGTCCTTGGTAACGAAGAACGTCAGTTAAGTTTTCTGCGTAACCAAATTCAATTCTAGCACCAGATGGAAATCGCCATTCTTTTTCTTGCTCTCTCCATTTAGCACCAGGATATGCTTTATTATATAATCTTTGAGAATGATTAATCATATCTCTAAGTTCTGGCATAGAACGTCTTAGTAGTAGACATCTATGATGTTCTTTATGACAATATCTAAGTGGGTCAATAAGCATGGCATAAGATTTACCACCACCTCTTGCTCCACCATAAAATACTTCTCTTTCTGAAGCTGCTAAAAATTGTGTTTGCGGCCCATCATTTGGTTGAAAGATAATATTATCTTCTACATGTTCTTTTACAGTTGGTGTTAGTTGTTCAACATCTGTAGTTTCTAAAACAGAAGATTTCTTTCCCTCCAGGGCATTACTACTTTTAATAATAGCGTCCCTTTTTTTTCGGGCATTTACAAGTTCACTTTTAGTCTTGTCTATTTTTTTCTTTTGTTCTTTAAGAGATTGTCTTGCTAAAATTTTTGCTTTTTCTTCTACGCTAAGACTTCCTCTTTTTCTTCCAGTATTTGATTTTGGTTTTGGGGGTTCGATTTCTGACATAATTTTCGTAAGCCTACGTGACTAATCTTTCTTCCTGTTTTTCTTTCTAACCAAGTCGCAACTTCTCTGTAAGAACAATTACTTGTAAACTGTTTAGCTTCTTCCAATGCATCCAATTCTGTTTGTATTGGTTCAAGATATTTAGGGTCATCAGATAATTTATAACCAAAAGGAATTGTTGATGTTCTACGTTTGAGCATCTTTTGGTGGTAATATAAATATTCCGTGAGCTACTTGAGCATTAATATCTACTTTTTCTCTTTTAACTATTCCTACTCTATCTAATATCTGTTTAGCAGCTTCCATTCGTATATTTGCTGCAGGAGTTAAGCCATCTTCATCTAATGCATTTACTAAACCCATAACTGCTTTTGGTGAATGCATAGCAAGAATACCTTCTGCTTTTTCTACAATATCATTTTTTAAACTTTTAACAACATTTGGATATGATGTTGAAGCATACCCTGCAAGTTCTGCTGCTTTTTTTGGATTACCTTGAGCTTCTCCAAATAAAAAATCAATAAAAGTCTTTTGCTGAGTAGTTAGTTCTTTGTTTTGTTTTTTTACTGGTAACATTTTTTTCTGTTGGTTTAGTAAATATTTTCCACCATGCTGCTACTAATCCATATGGGTCATCGTGTGGATAACCAATACAATTAAGCCCATCGTCTTTTTTGTTTACTTTTTTCTCTTCTTTCTTTCGACCACTCTGGGATGTTTTTATTTTTTTCTTCACGTTCTTTATAGCCTCTCTCTGCTGTTGCTAAGATTTGTTCTCTCGCTTTGTCTTCCTTTCCACCCACATCTGATATAATAGATAGATTAGGAGCTGTAATAACTCTTCTAATATTATTATCCCTACACGGATAATTTCTTTTACTGATAGGAAGATGTTCTGTAAATCTTTCCCCAGTTTTTTTATTTTCGTATTCATATAGTGGCATTATTTCTTTTTATTTCTATTGGCAAAATTTCTAGCTGCAGCTACTGAACCAAAACCCCATTTCTTAAGTGCTAATGCTTTTCTTGTAGGTCTGCCCTTTGCATCTTTCATTGGGCCTTTCATACCTGCAAATCTTGCAGCAAAAGATACTCTTCGTGGATTTTTTCCTTTAGGCACTGGTGCTTTTAAATTGCCACCATCCTTTCTTTCAAAGTGTTTACGGCCTGCTTCGTTTAATCCGCCTTTAGGATTTTGATATTTTTTTAGTACCATTTTTTAAAACTGTTTTTAGTGTGTTAGATTGTTTTTTATGAGATTTAGACGCTTTATTTAAACCTTTAACTACTTTTTTAATTTTCCTTTTTTGATTTTTATTCATTAAACTTTAGCTTTTTTTGGTTTCTTATGTGTTAATACTTGTGAATTTTTTGTGTGTTTAGCACCAGTATGTAATTTACCATTAGGCATTTTATGAGTTTTACCTTTATATATTTTACCACTGGGTAGATAATGAGGTACGCCTTTCATTATTTATTTTTTCTTAGCTGTTTTAGCAGCTCTTTTAAATTGTGCAGCAGTAGGTGCACCTTTAGCTCCTACTTTTCTCATTTTTTCTTTACTACCTGCTTTTATTCTTCTTCTTTTAGCATGTATGTTTGCATATAATCCAGGTTTTTTAGGCATTGTTTGCCTCATAACTTACTGTATGTTCACAGCATTTACATTCACATTCTCCACCACAACATGAGCCACCATTACTACAATGACATTCATGTCCACATGTTTTACAAATTTTACAATCGTTTGGCATTATTTTTTACCTGCTTTTTTATTTCTTGGAAATGACCTATTTGAACGCTTTGTTCTAAGTGTCAAGTTCTTTTTTGAATTATTCATAGGATTTCCGTCTTTATGATGAACATCCATACCATTCTTCTTACCAACTAAACTATTTGCTTTATTTCTAGCAGCCCTTCTCTTTTTTTGAGTGGGTTTTGCGTGATATCTATCGTATTCTTGTCTATAATTTCTAGTAGGCATACTTGGTTGTTTTGGATTTTTTCTCTTTTTGAGATTTCATACCCAATTTACCCTTTTTAGGTGCAGCTTTACCCATTCTAGCTTTTACACCAGACTTGGCTTTTGCTTTACCTTTGCCTAATTTTCCATACATTGCCATATTTTTCTCCTATGTTATATTTTCTATAAGTTTTTTAATAAATTTATAGTCTTTTTCATTAGTTTTTCTATAGTAATGAAACTTTTTAAACTGTTTTTGTAGATTTTCTTTATGTTTTCTTTTATCTTCATTGGATTTTGCTGTATAATAGTCTTGACTTTCTTTAATTATAGTTTCTTTTAAGCCGAACAAGCTAGACATTCTTCTTCTTCTATAATCGGTTGAGGATTTTTAAGTTTTTGATTCTCTGCTCTAAGTTTAATTCTATCCCCATATGCCTTTTCTAATTTATTATATAAATAATCTTTATCTCTTTTTAATGTTTCAACGTCTCTTTTCAAATCGGAGACAGTTTGTGTTAATTCTGTAATCATTTCATTTGTTGTCATTTTGTTCTCCAGGGTTTAGGGTATAGAAACCAATGGAAAACTTTTATGTCCATTGGTAATAAATATCTGGAACTCGTGTTTATCGTGGTGAGTTCCCCAGACCACCAATGGAATTATGTATTACTTATAAAGGTGTAAAGCCTCTGTGTGTTAGTAAAGAGTGTGTGCTATCTTGCCTTAAAAATAATACATACACTCTATTATAGTAACTCTCAGTTTTTTGTCAAGTCTTTTTTTATATTTTTTTTCTTGACAGATTTGAAATACACAGTATAATAGACTTAAGGCCCTAGAGGCCCCCCTTATGTATATAGGTAGGGTACTTAAAGTAACTTTAAAGATGCCCGGAAGATGCCGCATAGTCTAGTTAACATTCATTTTTAGTATTTTTCCAGTGACTACGTATTCATAAGTATGGGGGCAGGGGGGGTGGCCTGGCAGGGTCATTTAAAAAAACTCAAAAGATTCTTTAAATAGGATTGATTGAGCTTTAGTACTATCATTATATCTCTACCAGAAATTCCCTCGCTCGCTTACGCTCGCTCGTAGTGACCTCACAGGATTTGCTTCCAAGCAAACTTTAAATGTTCTCTAGATGTTCTCTATAGTGTCAGCTAAAGCTGACTTTAAGTGATTATTGAGTAGCCCAAGAAGGCTACTATCATAAATTCGTTCTAGTTTTGTTCTAGTTTCCTATGGGAACAAGGAAAGACAGGCCAAAAGTTTTAATCTCTTAAGACGTCTTAACGAATAAGCCCCAGAAAACAGCCATTTATTTATTTAATGGAAACTAGAGATTTCACGTGAAAAGAATTAAATTAATTCCAATTATTTTCAATAAATGTGCATAATTAATTTGACTTTAAAAGCGAATCGTAGTACCTGTTAGAAATGATTAATTTAGTTAGAAACACAAATATTGAGATGAGCTTAAGAGATGTGCGACTAACAGAAAGCGACTATATGACTAAAATGAAAAGTAAAAATGAATGTTATTCTACTGAGCAACATTTAAAAGATATTTTAAATAATGCTTTAAAGAACAGCAATAAAGAGATTAAGAATCAATCTGGAGATATTGCTAAAATGAATCTTGCTTGTGTGCCTTATATTCAAGAGCAAATCAAACAAGGAAGCAATATCAAATGGACTATTTCAGAAATTCAGAATAAAATGAAACAGTTAGTTGAATATGCCCCAAAAGATAAAGACGAGAGAAATCCTGCTTTTGAAATGAGAGTGTTAGCAAGTGCTGAACAAATTGTCTTAGTTCTTGAAGGTGTTAATCCTAATGCTTTTGGAGAATACAACAAGGACGGCGTTTGGACTGACCACAGCCCAGAAACTAAAACCACTAACAGCAAGAATTATAATGTTAGATTTAATGATGCTAAAAATGGTTTTACTTTTAATGACAAAGGCGAGTTAATGATTGCTAATAAATTCATTTTACCTGTTATTGAAAATGATGTGAAAGTTTCTGACAATGTAACTAAGAAAGAGAAATTTGCTAATCAAACTGAAACTAAACAAGCTGTTTCAAAAGCATTAGCAACGGGCTTTTTCAAAAGAGCTTACCCTCAAGCGAAGAAATCAAGAGCAACAAAGCCACTTACTGAAAATGAGCAAATTGCAAATGCTGAAAAGCTAACTAAATTTGTTAATGATATTAATGTTATTTATGTTGGTTATGTAAAATCTGGTGGTAAATCTGGAAATGCTGAAAGACTACCAGAAGAACAAGCAAAGGTTTTAATGACTTTGAAAGATTCTATAAATACAATGCTTGGCAATCGTGGGAATGCTGAGGACTTGGCCTTTGAAATTGAAGAAGGACTGAGAAAAGCAGGTTAATTAATTTAATTTTAAGCCCTCCTTTTTATAGGAGGGTTTTTCTATTTGTACTATCATAATTGAGCTTTCATACTATCATCATTGAAGAACATTTATAGAACATCTATATTTTTTTTTACGCTCGCTTCGCTCGCTTAGAGTGTCTCGCTAATCGCTCGCCTTTGTGTGTTCTGTAATGTCTCGCTAATCGCTCGTCTCTTTATGTATCTATTGACGACTCTATCGAGTCGACTTTAAGTGTTATTTATGCACCTCGCCCTATGGCTCGGTGCCCTATTGTACTATCATAAAAAAACTGGAAATATGTTGGCAATTTCTGTTAAGACGTCTTAAGGAATAAACGGCAGAAAACAGCCAAATAATTTGACCTAACCTCTAAATAATATATAAAGAAAGAATAGATAATAAGTTCTATAAAAAACTAACTCAAAATTGGAGATTAATATGCAATTAGAATTATTTACATTTTTTAACAATAACTTTAGTTATTGGGCAGATACAGAAGAAGTAAAATTTATCATTATGGAGAATGAATTATGATGATATTAAATTACGAGAGTAAAAAACAATTAAAAGAAAACATTGGTAAAAAACTATCTTATACTGAAACAAGTATATTTGGAAAAGAATATAAAAGTAATGGCTCATTTGCAGGTTGTAATAGACCTCATATTACAGGATTTAAAAGAGAATTTTTTGCTGAAGTGACTATGGAAAATGATTTAATCAAAAGAGTAGAGTAATATGATACAACCAAAAGATGAAAATATAGTTCGAGCTTCTTTGTATATAAAAGATAATGGAATAAATACAATTAGAAAAATCTGTATTCTTGAAGCTATGGTATATAATAGAGCAGTACCTAGTGGACTAACAGAACTAAATGAATATACTTCAAAGAGTGAAGGAAAAGATTTAGATTTACTTGATATGAATTTAGGTCATGTACTTCGAGCATTTTCTAGCATGATTGAAGAAAATAAAAAATTAAAAGAACAGGTAGAAAATATAGAATCTTCTACTGAATATAAAAGAGGTTGGAACACGGCTTATAATCAAATAAGAAATGCTTTGTTTGATACTGATATGCCAACACCAAAACCTATGAAATAAAAAGTTTCATTACTCCTCCCTTAATGAAATAAACCCCCTAGCTAACATATCTGGGGGGTTTTTTATTTGACCTAACAAAAAAATACTATATATAGATAATTGTACTCATTGTACTCTCCAAAGAAACCCTCACATTTTAATAATTAAGTGTGGGGGTTTTTACATAAGTAAATTTAATTTGGAGATAAATAAAAGGATTTATATGTCTTTAACAGTAGACACGAGAGGTGTCGCAAATCACGAAAAAGTATGCTATGTTGGAAATAAAGGAATAGATTTAGATTATTCTGAGCCAACAAAATATTTAGCATGGGTTTCAATGGCAATAGGCATTGGAGAAATAACAAGTAAGAACTATCATAATGTTTATTTTCGCCATGTATTTTTATGCAGGGCAAATGGAAATAAATGCCCAATTACATTACAAGATGTTAAAAATAATATTGGATTAAAAACTAATGTTGCACTTGAAACTAAAGGTAAGTGGAAAAACAGAATTGTAAAAAGTGCCATGAATAGTTTATGGTATGAAATTATGACTATGGAGGGTAAATAATGGTTAACTTATATAAACCCTTTGAAAATAAATTTAAAGAATTTGCATTTGAATATGAGCGTGCTGAAGATTTATATAAAGCAATGAGAACTATTCACAAACTCGTTGGTTCTAGAGATAACAGTAATCTTAGGAGGTTAAGTAATGATTTACCTTTAGGTTCAGCTCTTATTGATATCGCAGAAGCATTTGGAAAACTTGATGGACGAGGAACTTCTCATAATTTTAGAATTGGGAGAAAAACATAATGGGAGTTCCAGAATATATTTCACCAAATACACTTGATATGACACCAGAAGAAAGAAAAGAGTATCGTAAAAAAATACAATTAATTGCTGAGAAATGTGTGTGGTACACATCTGTTAATTGGGGAGAATACAAGTTGTATAAAAAGAGAACATCATTTCATCAACTAAATAAATATCATAAAGCATGGTATATAATGGTTGCTGAAAATGGTTTAGAGTATTGTACTAAATGGAAATTTAATCCTGCTGTACCTTATATTATAAACACAGTTGTTTATCCTGCTTATCTATTTTCAGATAAACCTAAAGAAGAAAAAAGGAGAAAAAATTATGACAAGAGATGAACAAAATGTAATGCACATGATTGTTAATACTTTAGATAAATTAACAAATGCTGTTGCAGAAATTAAAAAAGATGTCGATAAAATGAAAGAAGAAAATAAAATAGAAAACTTATTATCTGAGTCTGAAAAAAAGTGGGCAGGAATATCAAAATGATTAATGTAATATTTTTAATATTGTTTTTAATTATTTCTTTTCATGTTTACTTACAAGCATTATATTATTTGACTTAACAAAAAAATAGTTTATAAGTATAGATAATTGAGGCGACAGAATTTTCCAGATGTATCATAAAATCATACTGCAAATCTAAGTGTCTAAATCAATAGCGAAAATATTCTTAACGATTGTCCTTTCACAATCACCGATTCCAATTTAGGTGGAAACAGATTTATTAGTAGCGAAACTAGGGGGTTTAATAGCCCCCTATTTTTTATTTAAATCATTGAAATATAAGGAGAATATATGACACTAAACAAACAATTAGATTATCAAACAAGTTTTGTATTACCTGTAGATGCAGCTAGAAAGTATCAATACGGATTAATAAATAATATTGTTAAAATGAATGTACCTATAGAAAATACAAATTTAAAATTAGAATTAAATATTGAAATTAAAAATGTTTTTGGAGGAGATATAAAAAATATTTCTATTACTGAGGAAACATTTACTAATGCAATAAAAAAATTACAAGGGAAAAATTAAATGAGCCACATAGGAAATGATTATTTATTAGAAAAATATTATTATGAATTTTTAGAAGAAGGTTATTCTAAAAAACAAGCAGACAAATTAGCAAGGGAAAAATTAAATGATTATTAAATATCATCATGCTGAAGATTTTTATACAGGTATTCAAGCGTTAGTTATGAAAGGATTAACTTTCGAAGCTAACCATACAGAACTTACAATAAAACTATTAGGAGGATTTTAATGAAATACCCAAAAGATATTGATAAAAAAATCTGGGATAAAATGGTACATCATGCAGAATCATTTGTATACCTAGTAGCAAGTTTAATTCTTATTTATCTTGTAATACTTTTCTTCCTGTAACTTGACTTAATATAAAAAAATCTATATATAATAGAACCCCCCGATAAGGTGGTTATTTATTATACCACCATCACTAATTATGTCAAGGAAAAAATATATGTTAATAGAGTTAATTTTTATTATTGTTTTAATAATAATTGCAATGAATATGAGATAAAAAAATGATTACAACAGATAAGCAAGCAAAAGAGATTATGATAAGTTTAGGTAGGGCAGGTAAAATGCCTTGCCCAACTTACAACACACCTGCCAAGTTATGTAATACAGGCAGTAGACTTAGAAAAGTAAAAGGCTCAACCTGTCATGGTTGTTATGCTATGAAAGGAAATTATTTATTTCCTAATGTTCAAGCAGGTTTAATGAGAAGATTCAATGCCTTTAAACACCCACAATATGTAGAGTCTATGATTTATATGATAAATAAACATTCAGCTAAGTCTGGGCATTTTCGTTGGTTTGATTCTGGAGATTTAGCAAATATATCTATGTTAGAAAAAATTGTAATGATATGCCAAGCTACATCTACTATAACTCATTGGCTTCCAACACGAGAGGTAAAAATTGTCTCAGATTATTTAAAAATATATAAAGAGTTTCCAGATAATCTTTTGGTTAGAGTATCTAGTCCAATGATTGATGGGCCTCCATTAAAATCTTTTGAATATACATCAACAGTTCATCATAAAAAAAAACCAATAGGCCATGACTGTCCATCACGATTTCAAAATAATGAGTGTCGTGATTGTCGTGCCTGTTGGAGTAAGGAGGTAAAGAATGTCAGTTATCACAAACATTGATTTGACCTAAGAAAAAAAAAGTTTATAAGTAAATAATAATTAACACCCAAAGGAGTAAAAAAATGGCTAAATCATTAGTACTAAATCAAACACATAGCAGACCAATTTGCTATGTATACGCACAAGAGTTAGTTTCTAGCATTCCAGATAAGTGGAAAGTTGCTAGAGATGAAGCGATTGTAGACTTTAAAAATACTATTCCTAAAATAAAGGAATTTGTAACAAATAAAATAACTAGCATAAACACAGCAGAAGACTTAGCTGTTCTTAAAAAGTATGACCTAACTAGAGAAGAATCTTGTTTCTGGTTTACTGATAGAGAAATTAAAGATGAAAGTGGTAACTTAAAAACAGACAACGATAGGTCTATATATGCTGAGTTTGATTGCAACAGAGTTTGTGACACATACAGAAATGAGTCAGAAATTGGTAAACTAAATATGAAAGATTTGATAGCTATATACTTTGATGACATGGTTGCAGATGGAGTAGATGTTATGAGATATCTTTTTTTAACTGAGTGGGGTAAAAAAGAAGAGGGCTACCATTATGAAATGTATGATTACAATAGAAAAAGAGTAAACAGGTGGGGTAAAGAATTTGAAAGATTAGAAAATTCAATAAAAGCATATGGTCAAAAATTCTATGAGGAAAATGACTTATCTATGAGCTTTACTATGCCCTATTCTAGAAATTCTTGCCATCAAAGAGCACAACTAATAACACCAGAAGAATATAACATTTTGTATTCTTGGAAAGATAAGTTAGAAGTTATACATCTTAAATGGCATAAACAAAAAGAAACCTTAAAAAATGTGTTTATGGCATATGTCGAATTTATTCGTAACAGCAGAACTTTAGAAAAACTTATTGAAAAAGACCCTGCATTCGAAAATTGTAGACATAAAATTGAAGGTACAGGTACAGCTTTATCTTTAAGCTCTATTAACTCAAGTTTAATTGATGAGTGTATTAAAAATAGAGTATTAAATACTGATGTATCTATAGCAGCTTGACATAAGCAGTTATTAGTTTATAAGGTTTATATATTTGGTTGCCGATAATGAAAAGTTGATGGCTTAATTGTTTAGTGCGTAGGTGCTTGGGAAAGATTAAATTCTACTGCCTTAGCAGGTGGCATAACCAAAAACCAGACTGACTAAACAAAGAGTCTATAAACAATACAGGCTAACGGCTATAAAAATATACCTGTCCCAATGAATTGACATTGTGGGTATAAAATATGCCAAGTATATATAATTGTTACATTTGGATTCCAGTGGAATTGAAATTAATGGCAATGGTTCGTGGCAACGTCTCCGTCCACCTCTCAGACCATAGTGAAACAGATATGGCAGACAAGGGTAACCATACAGATGTAACAAATGGCATGGGTAGTGCCATAATGTGCAATAAGCATAGTTAAAACTACCCAAATTTATTTGGGTGACTTAGCCACGACTAGTCAAAGTCCGTTAAAAGACATGGCACGGAAAGTCACTCACTTAAGTTTCCGTAAGGAGAGGGGTCTACTGACGAGTAGAATGATTGTGAAGAAAAGATAATCCCGTCACACTCCTTACGAAAGTTTAAGTTTACGCTAGTATCAAACCTGTCGGCGATTGACTTGTAGGTGGTTGGCTGTAGAAAGTGGTTCTAGATAGATTCCAGAAACCCTTTGGTACTAGCGTAAGTTTAAGAGTTTAGGGATATAGGGTGTTAATCCAAATCCCTCTAGCAAAGATAGGGTGTTAATCCAAATTTGCTAGCACTTCCTCACACTTCCTTTTAAGGAGGTGGGGAAGGAGGTATTTTATGTCTGAAGAAACAGCATTTAATGAAATAATGTTGGCAACTATAGATAATTCTCACGAGAATGATATAGATATTGCAAACATTATTATTGAAAAATCTGGTTTTGTTGAAGATTACTTTAGTTATGAAGATATACTAAAGGAAATTAGAAGGCAAAAGAAAAGGCTTAAACACTACTAATACGCTCGTTTTGTGGGGTTCTTGCGTTTAACCACTAAAACCCCACTTGACTTATTCTAAATAATAACTATAAACCATTCTATGAATTTTAATAATCAATTACAAATTATCGAAGGTATCATTCAAGGTGATGATGTGGACACACGAATAGATTGTCCTTTTTGTAATCACACCAACACACTCACAATTAAAAAATCAGAAGGCAAAGTTATGTGGTATTGTTTTCATGCCTCATGTAATGCCAAAGGTAATGTTAAAAAAGAAATGTCTATGAAAGATGTTGAAAATTCATTATTACTATCATCAAATGCAAATATTAAAAAAACATTTTCTGTTCCTAAAAATTTTGTATCAGTTTATAATACAGAAAAATGTGTAGAGTATATGAAAAAAAACCATTGTATGGTTGCGTACATGAATGGGCTAGTAGATATTAAATATGATGTAAGACAACACCGAGCGGTGTTTGTAATAAAAAAAGGCCAGGAGGTTGTGGGGGCAGTAGGTAGAGGTTTAACTTCGGAGGTTTACCCTAAATGGTTTATGTATGGAGATAAGAGTTATCCTTTTATGTGTGGTAAACATGACACAGCAATTATTGTAGAGGATTGTGCTAGTGCGTGTGCTGTATCTAATTTCTATTGTGGTGTGGCTTTGATGGGTACAAGTTTACCGGAAAGCTATATACCAGTATTAAAAAAACATTTTAAAAAGGTTATAATTGCTTTAGATAGGGACGCAACAACCAAAGCATTTGACATAAGCAATCAATTAAGGTACTACATGGATACTCAAGTAAAAATACTTGAAGAAGATTTAAAATATTATGGAAGTAATCAAATAGAAGGTATATTAAGATGAACATATTTTTTTTACACAAAGACCCACAATGGGCAGCCAATGCATTATGTGATAAGCATGTGCCAAAAATGTTATTAGAGTCAGCACAAATGTTATCTACTGCTGTGCAAGAAAATGCAGGAGAGCGATTAGAAGATTTATATAAGCCCGCTTATCCTAAACATCCTATGACTAAATGGGTGGGTTCTACTTTTAGTAATTTTCAATGGACATTAGAAAATGCTGTATTTATTAGTCAAGAATATTGTAAACGATTTAAAAAATTACATAAATCATCTCGTATTTTAAATGTTATATATGATAATCAATATTATAAAGAAATACCAGATGAACGATTTACAACACCACCTCAATGTATGCCCGATGAATACAAAGATAAAGATTATGTTGTTGCATATAGAAAATATTATATGGGTGCCAAAGCATATTTTGCAAAATGGGAACGAGGTGTATCTGCACCAGAATGGTGGACACAATGATTAAAATTTTATTAATATTAGCATTATTGTTTAATAGTGGTTGTGCCTTGTTAGTGGCAAATAAAACAGTAAAAACAATTGATGAAATACTAGAAACAAGTCCTAATCCGGATAAAAAAAAGGAAATAATAGAAAAGCAAAAAACATTGAAAGAAAAATCTAGAGAGTTTTATTGTAGTAAAGTAAAAGATAAGGAGAAATGTGGTTAATGTTTACTAAATTATTTATAGATGCACTAGCAACATTTTTACATTTGACCTTAAAAGAAAAATCAGTTACAAGAACTAAATTAAAAAAACTTTTAAATATATTCACAAAAATGTGGGTATCAGAAATGAGGAAAACAAAAACAAATGCGAGAGAAATTAAAAAGAAATAGTAAACCACGAAGTGGATTTTTTAGACGAGGTGCTGTACACGATAGAAAAATTAAAAAAAACTATACTGTACGACCATGTTTAGCGTGTAATGAAGATTTTAAAAGTGAGGGTATTCATAATAGAATCTGTAATTTATGCAAAGGAACTGAAGAATGGGAAATGGGTAATGACTATTCTATTATGAAACAATCTTAAGGAAGTATATGGTGGCAAATAAAAAATTTGATATTGATTTAAAGTATGGTCAATTGAGAGAAAAAAAAGTACATGATATTTTTAGTAATAAAAAAATAGAAGTTAAAACTGAAAGAGATTGGTGGTTTAAAACAGGAAACATTGCATTAGAGTACGAGTGTAATGGTAAGCCTAGTGGTATAAATGCTACTGAGTCAGATTACTGGATACAAATACTTGCAAAAGGAAATAAAAATCATTGCATGTTAGTTTTTGAAGTAAAAGAATTAAAAAAAATTGTTAAAAAATATAAGGAACAATACACTAGGATGGTTGGAGATAGAAATGCATCTAAATGTGTTATACTACCTATAAGAAAGTTATTTGATGTGGAAACTAATTGATTGCGGAACATATCCTTGGTTTGTTTTACAAAAACAAAAGTATTTTCATTGTATATATTCACTTAATGGGGAATATAAAAAATTAAAGTTAAAGAGAACTGAAATGCCAATGTATATGATGGGATGTAGAAGCTACATGGCGTATTTAAGAACATGGCCTCTTGAAAAATCATCATGCACACTTGACAGAAAAAGTGCAAAGTATTATATAAAGTTATGGAAAAATAAACATAAAACAAAATTAATGAAAGAAATTTTAAAACAACTGCGAACAATATGATGATTGAAAAACAACTTATAAATTTATTATTAGAAAAAGATTTTTATGAAGAAAATAAAGGTCGAGTATCTAAATCTATGTTTACCAATGGCACAGGTAAATTATATGAAACTATACAAAAAGCACATTCAGATTCTGAATCCAATATTAGCATTGATGAATTGGCAACACTACACACACAAGTATATAACCCTGCTTTAACAAGGGCAGCTAAAGATAATTTTTATTCTTTACTAGAAGAAGTAAAAAAAGAAAAACCAAATAAAAAAATAGCAACAACTATTTTAGAGGCAATGCATAAACAAGACATAGCTAGACGAATTGCGGTTGTGTCAACTAACATATATAATAATACAGAAGAGAGTAATTTTAATGACATTCAAAGTTTAATAGATGAATTAAAAGGTGTTAATAAAGAAGAGTTTGATACAGTTACAAATGATATTAATAAACTTATTGATGCGTTAAAAGATAATACAAAATGGAAATTTAATTTAACAGATTTAAAAAACAAAGTTAACGGGATTGGCGAGGGCAACCTTATCATCGTCTTCGCCAGACCCGAGAGTGGCAAGACTGCATTCTGGGTTAATATGGTCGCAGGTCGGAACGGTTTTGCTACTCAAGGGGCAAAAATATGTGCATTGATTAATGAAGAACCTGCAATAAGGACTCAAATGAGACTAATTAATGCATACACCGGCATGACATTTGCAGAAATTAAGGAAGACCCTCAAAAAGCAGGAGATTTATGGTCACAAATTAAGAATCAAATAAGAATATTAGATACTGTAGACTGGACATTGGAAAAGATAGACTCTTATGTTGCAAAAGAAAAACCAGATATATTAATAATTGACCAGTTAGATAAAGTACATATGGGTGGTTCATTTGCAAGAGGAGATGAGAAATTGAGAGCAATATACACAGGTGCTAGAGAGATAGCAAAAAGAAGAGATTGCTCTTTAATAGGTATATCACAAGCATCTGCTGATGCATCTGGTAAATGGGATATGACATTTGATATGATGGAAAATAGTAAAACAGGTAAAGCGGCTGAAGCTGATGTTATAATAGGTGTAGGTTATAAGCCTAACAGTGATTATAGTAATGATAACGATAGAAGTTTATCAGTTAGTAAGAATAAAATAACAGGATGGCATGGAAAAATAATGGTTAAGATAGTTCCGGAATTATCGAGGTATAGAGATTGATTACAGTATTTGACATAGAAACTTCTTTTCAAGTTATTGATAAGAAAAAAGACCCATCATTTAATAACCCAAATAATTTTATTGTTAGCATTGGTTTAAACGATGAATACTTTTTTTTCAATCATAATGAGATTACTGACGATAAAAAACTAGCATGGAATGTAATGACCAACAAGATAAAAGTACAAGAGATTTTAGATAAGACAACATTACTTGTTGGCCACAATATAAAATTTGATTTAGCTTGGATTTTATCTGCAGAATTTACATACTCTGGAAAAATATATGACACAATGATTGGAGAGTATGTTTTAAATAGGGGTGTTAAAAAAAGTTTAAAACTAAAACATTGTTGTGAACGAAGGCATGTACATAGAAAATCAGATTTAACTGAATCTTATATGGAACGAGATATTTCTTTTGAAAATATACCAATGAAAATTGTTGATGAATATGGTAGACAAGATGTTATTGCAACTAGAGCACTTTTTAATGACCAGATGGAAGATTTTAAACAGCCCAACAATAAGGGGTTAATTAATACTGTGCGAGTAATGTGTCAGTTTTGTGCTATACTTACACGCATGGAAACAAATGGTATTAAAATTGATACAGAAAAATTAGAGGAAGTTGCAGAAGAATTTAAACAAGAGCATGCTAAACTACGAGTAGAATTAGATGAGATTATACATAGTAGAATGGGCGATACAAAAGTTAATCCTTCTAGTCCAGAACAATTATCTTGGTTAGTTTATGGTGTTAGAATTATTGATAAAAAATCTTGGGTAGAAGAATTTAATATTGGTATTGATAAATTTACCAGACGACAAAAGAAAAGACCAAAAATGTCTAAACTAGAATTTAAAAAAACATTAATGGAATACACAATGCCTGTTTATAAAACAAAAGCTATTAGATGTGGAGAATGTTTAGGTAAAGGATATATTCAAAAGATAAAAGTTAATGGAGACCCTTATAAGAATTTATCAAAGTGTTCTAGGTGTAAATCCCAGGGTGTTATCTATGAAGATACGAAAGAATATGCAGGTTTTAATGCTACACCAAGAGGTGTTTTTGATGTATCTGAGGGTGGTTTTAAAACAGATAGAATAACTTTAGATAAAGTTAAAGGTAATGATGAAAGTTTAAAAATATTTGTAGAAAAAATAACAAGATATAATGCATTAGAAACTTACTTGTCTACATTTGTTGAAGGCATTAGGGCACATACTCGTGGTAATGGATTTTTATATCCAAATTTTATGCAATGTATTACAGCAACAGGAAGGTTATCTAGTAGAGACCCTAACTTTCAAAACCAACCAAGAGGAAATACTTTTCCAATACGAAAAGTTATAACTTCTAGATTTGAAAATGGTAAAGTAGCAGAAATAGATTTTGCACAATTAGAATTTAGAACTGCAGTATTTTTATCACAAGATAAACAAGGTATGGAAGATATAAAAAATGGAGTTGATGTTCACCAATACACAGCCGACATTATTGGAGTATCTAGACAAGAAGCAAAAGGGCATACATTTAAACCTTTGTATGGTGGTATGTCTGGTACAGAAGATGAAAAAAGATATTATGAGGCGTTTAAAGAAAAATATAAAGGTATAACAGCATGGCATGAAAAATTACAAGATGAAGCTATAACTTATAAAACTGTTAAATTACCTAGCGGCAGAGAATATGCATTTCCTTATGCAGAAAGAATGCCCTGGGGAGGTTCTAGTTATTCTACACAAATAAAAAATTATCCTGTTCAAGGATTTGCTACTGCGGATATTGTGCCATTAGCATGTATCAATATACAAAAATTATTTGATGAGCATAATTTAGAAAGTATGCTAATTAATACAGTACACGATTCAGTTGTTGCTGATGTGTGCCCAGATGAAGAGGACATTGCAGTTTATCTTATGCGAAAAGGTTCAGCACAAGTAATAGATTCACTGAAGGAACTATACGGCATAGATTTTAATGTTCCTCTTGATACTGAGGTAAAAATTGGAGAAAACTGGCTAAATTTAAATTTAGTCGCTTGACATAAGTAGTATTTATGTTAAAAGAAATTAATATAACCCTAAAATAGGAGACTAATATATGACAAAAACTGAATTAGCAAATTTTGATTCTTTATCGAAAGAACAAATAATGCGACTAACAGGTCAAGAAGATGACTCTGGTGGTAGTTCATCAGTAATCTTATCCCGTTTAGCAATAAATAGAATGGGAGAGGATGATGACGGAAATAAAGTAGAAGTTGGTACTTACAAAATCTACGACCCTGTATCTGAAAAAATAGTATACAGCAAAAAAAATGGAGTAGTTAAATTACGACCATTTATTCGTTCATATCAGTACATGGAATATAATCCAGATGAAAATAATTATTCAAACAAATCAATTATTTTTAAGTCCTGGAAGGACGAGGCCATTGATATGAATGGTGGAATAAAATGTGGTAAAGTTCCTTTTAAAGAAATAGAAACTTTATCAAGAGAAGACCAAGCTAAACAAAAACAAATAAAATGTTATACTTTAGTTTATGGTTTACTTAATATGGATGCGGTAACAGGAGATGGTAAAGAAGTTACCATTGAAGATTTACCAATTTTGTGGAGAGCAACAGGTATGAATTTTAGACCTATAAATGAAGCTATAACTAGCATAAAAGGTCAAGATAAATTACAACAAAATACCAATCTTTTATTAAGTACTCAGCGTAAAAAACATGGTGCAAATGTTTATTACATGACTTCTATATCTTTAGATAAAGACAATGTTGAATTTACTAAAAAGAATTATGAAACAATTGAAATGTTCAATCAATTAATAACTGAAGAAAACAAAGAAGTTGTTCAATCTTGGAAGTCGGCACAAAGTGACATAGTACATGATGCTGAATCGGCAAAAGTTATAAATGAAGTTGAAGCAGAAAGTCCAGAGAAAGCTTTTGCATCATAATGAATAGTATTTTAACAAAAGTACAATTATTTTTAGCGGAGGCCAATAAAGCCTCCGTTGAAATATCAGATGAACTAATTGAAGAATTTGGTAATGCATGTAAGGAAGCATTTAAAAAACAATTTACAGAAAAACGTCAAAAAGAATTTTCTTATAGAATGTCAAACATAGGTAAACCATTATGTCAATTACAAATGGAAAAATCTGGTGCTGAATCAGAGCCACTACCTTATAACTTTAAAATGAGAAATTTATTTGGGGATTTAATTGAAGCATCTGCTATTACTATCATGAAGGCATCGGGCATTGAAGTAAAAGATATTCAAAAAAAGGTTAAGTTAAATACAGAAGGAGATGAAATAAGTGGAACAATGGATGTTAAAATTGGAGATAAAATATGGGATATTAAATCGGCCTCTCCGTGGTCTTTTACAAACAAATTTGGAGATAACGGGGGTTTTGATTCGGTCGCTAAAGACGACAATTTTGGCTATGTTAGTCAAGGGTATATGTATGGTGAAGCTGATAAAAGTGACTTCGCAGGATGGATTGTTGTTAATAAATCAACAGGAGAATGGTGTATCACAGAAACGCCAAAGGAAGAAACCCATTACAAAGATAGTGCCATAGCTACAGCAAAAAACAATATAAAAGCATTAAAAGAAAATAAACCTTTTAAAAGATGTTTTGAAGATGAAGATGAATACTTTTATAAAAAACCCACTGGCAATAAAGTGCTAGGATTTAATTGTAGTTTTTGCCCATATAAAAGGGCATGTTGGGGAGATAATTTACAATATTTACCACAACAACAATCTAAAAGTAAGTCGCCTAAATGGACATGGTATACTGAAGTTAACAATCCCAGGATAGATGATGATAATTGATGTTAGGTCTGATACATCTGTTTATATTACTATTAATGGAATAATTTATTATATAGATGATTCAACTGGCGAGCAAATAATAGAAAAATTTAAAGATGAGAACTCGAAGCAAAAAAGCAAAAGGTAGAAGATTACAAAATTGGGTTCGTGATGAACTATTAAAAAGATTTCCCTCTCTTAACGAGAATGATGTTGTGTGTGCTATCATGGGAGAAAAAGGGGTAGACGTAAAACTGTCTGATAAGGCAAGAAAGTTTATCCCTTTTGCTATTGAATGTAAAAATCAAGAAGCATTTAAAAAATTATATAAAGATTATAGTCAAGCAGAATATAATTCTAAAGATTTAGAACCTGTTGTTTTTGTTAAAATGAATCAATGTAAGCCTTTAGCTATTATTGATGCTGAATATTTTTTAAATTGTATAAAAATGAGCAATGACTAAAAATAAAGAAATTTTTACAAAAATATTACCTGTTAAATTGTATATAGCACAAACAGAAAAAGGATTTTCTTGTGGTATTATAGACGAGCATTTATATCATACAAATGATTATTATGTAAGTTTAACTCTAGCTAGAGGCATGTTGCGACTAGCTTTACAAAATCCCGATATGGTATTTGATGAGGGAATTTTAGCTATGGGAGAAGATATGGAATCTGATGACAATTTAGATTTTGAAAAATTTTTAGAAAAAAGGAGAAATAAATTAAACTAATGGAAAATTATAAAGATTACAAATTAAAAGGAACACTACACGCCCCATTTAGTCCAATATTAATGGAGTTTCAAATTCCACAACCCTATATTGACTTATTAAATACATATGGAGATAAGATATCTGCAAGTGATAAAAAATCTAAACAATTAGATTGGTCAGATAATCTTGTAGGTAATGTTAAACAAGAACATAAAATTGAAGAACATATATGGCATGAAAAACCTAACGAGCATCTGCCATCATTATTTAATTGGATGGGTGCTTGTATTAATTTATATGTAAAAACAAAATTAAAACAAGGTGATGAGCAAGACAATGAAGCTGCTGAAAGGGGTATTAAAAAAGTAGCACTTCATAATAGTTGGCTTGTTAATTCTATAGCAGGAGATTTTAATCCACCTCATATGCACTATGGTCAATTATCTGCTGCAGGTTGGTTAAAAATGCCAGAGTCTGTTGCAAAAGATAAAGAGAGAGAGCGTGCAGGTTGGATTGAATTTTTATATGGAAATCCTGCAATGTGGATAGACCCTAAGTATCCTGTAAAACCACATGTTGGTCAGTTATTTGTTTTTCCTAATTGGTTATTACACCAAGTATATCCATTTAGAGGTAAGGGTATAAGACGAAGTATATCATTTAATGTGAGTGTTGAATTTTAATGAGTGTAGAATTTTGGCAATGGTGGATTTTAATTATGGTAACAATTAACACTTGTATTAATAGTATTGTTTTTGTAGTAGGTAGAAAATTTAAAAAGGCAAAAAAGAAATGATAACAAAAGAAATTTTATCTGAAGCTACTAGATTAGTCGGGTCAGATAGACAAAAAGATTATGGTGACAAGGTAGAGAACCATAATAATATAGCTAAGTTGTGGTCAGCATACTTAGATGTAAAAATTGAAGCACATGATGTAGCTATAATGATGGCTCTATTAAAAGTTGCAAGAACAAAACTTGGAGCTGTTAGTAAAGATACTTATATTGATATGTCTGCATATAGTGCCATAGCAGGAGAAATAAAATGGAGAAAGAAATAAATAACTATATTTTAACAGAAGCTAATAGGTCTGTCTTGTTAAAATATTTATATACAAAACCTTATCAAGAAGTTGCACCGGCAATAGCTGTTTTAATGCAGTTACCTAAACTTGACCCAAAAATAAATCCAAGTTTTGTGCAAGATGATAAACCAAAATCAAAATAAAAAAAGGGAGCACGAGGCTCCCCTTTTTAAAACTGTAGTGTCTATTAATAACGATGGTAATTTAATTATAAATCATGAATATCCTAATCCAAAAAAAATAGTTGAACAATTAAACGACACACATTATAAATATATAATTGCTTCTATTGTAAAACATTGTATGTCGGAATCTGTTAACTTTGATGAACGATTAAATAAACTTCTTAAACAAATCTAGCAAAGTTATCTGCTTCTAGTTCTTTATTGTCAAATGGAGTAATAGGTTGATTTATAGTCTCACCCGCATCTCCAAGTAATTCAAGTAATATTTTATTACCAGTTTCTTCTGGTTTTATATCTGGTCTTCCAGAACCTATTCTCTCTTCCCATTTATGCATATATTGACCAACTGTATTCCATCCACCACCATAACCTTGATTAGGTTTGTTTAATTGCTTACTTAAAAACTCACTATATTTTTGAGGTTTTAAACCATCAATTACTGTTGAAATAGGCATTAAATTTTTTTCGGGTTCAAATATCATTATATTCATATCCCCTTTATTTCCAAATAACTCATCTGCTCCACGTTCTACTGTAACAAAAGAATCAAATCCCTTATCTTTAATTATATGATTAGGCGTCACAGTTCCATCATCTGCAAATACCCTCATTTCTTTTTCTAAAGGTTTCCAATTTGAGTTATCATTTAATAATTCACTTTTAACTTGTCTTTTCCAATCATCTACAGAAAAACCTTTAAATTTTGCTGTATCATCTGCTGAAAACATATTAATTGCCGATGGATAAGGTAACCCTGTATCATCAAGTTCTTCCCATTTTAATACTTTATTTCCTTGCCAATGATTAAATCTTTGATTTGCAATATGATTAATTGCAAATTCTAAATGCTCATTATTTCTTCCAATATCAAATGTGTTTTTAACTTTTGGAATTGATATATATACTCTAGGCTGTATATAAAGTGGATTGTCTAAGGATTCAACATCCATAATATAAGGTAGTGTTTTTTCAAGATTATCAGTACCCCCAATAAATTTACTTCCATCTGGGCTACTTATTTTAATTGCATCACCTTTTAATCCATTTGTAAATATTTTTGAAGTGCCATGATATACTACTTTAGGTACAGGAACTACTTCACCATCTCTTTTAATAAATTTAAACATAGATGGATTATTTTCTGGTGTAATTCCCGCCTCTTGTAATGCTATATTAAGTTTTGAATTTGAATCTTTATAAGAATTATAAATAACATCTTCTAATCTACCTTCAGCTCTTTTCCAATTATTAATTATAGGAACACCCTCAACAAAAGACTGATTAACTTGGTATGCTTCATCTAAATGATGATGTAGTAATACACCGGAATTATCTGTTGTCATAGTATGCCGCATATCAAATTGGTCATCAAATGCAGATAATACTGTGTTTTGATTTTTGTGGTATATAACTACTTCGTCTAAAGGTTCAGCAGGATTTATATTACTAAAATGATTTTCTTTTCTTCCTGTATAATATTTACCATCAGTCCATATATGATAATCTTTTTCATTTGTAGCAAAACCATGAGTTTTACTTGCCACAGTTGTGCCACTCCATTCTTTTCCAGTATTTTTATTTACTAGTGTTACATAACCAGTATAACCTTCAATATGTGGGGCATAACCATCTGGTAAATCTGCTAATTTTTTTACAAATTTTTCTGGTTTATAACTTGCTCCTACACTTGCATTTGTTAAATCATCAATAACAAGATTTCCTTTTATTGGTTCTTTAGGTTTAAAAAAATTCTGAACTTTTTTATATCCACCTACAATTGCTAATCCACCTAATTTAAATAAACTAGGGGCTGCATATATAGCCGTAGCTACTTCTGCTGCATTTTTAGCACCTGTACCTATTTGTATTGGGCTTGGTTGTGTATATGCTATTCTTTCTGCATTATCAAAAGCACTAGTATATTCATCAGGATACATACCAGAAACTGCCATTCCATTTGCGTCAAGATACATACCAGTAGCTTTATCAATAAAGTAATCTGTTTTTGTACCTGTTGGTTTTATATAACCTGCTTCTTGTAATCCCTCATATATATTTGCTGCAGGGTCTCCTACAAATTTAGCAGCACCTAATTCAAATGGAAGTGATGTAGCTCTTAATAAAAAATTAGTAGTAAATTTTGCTGCTTTTGTAATAGGTAAATCATCTTCAAAATTTCCAAATTCATTATGTGCACCTAGCCAAGATTTATTATATTTTTCTACAACTTGATTTAAAACTCTATTTTTATCTTTAGTTTCTTCTCTCAATTTATCCCATTCATTAGATTCTCGTTCTCCACCCCACCCTGCATTCCAGTTACTGTTACCAGTACCGCCAACAGGCCCTTTAGGTTGTGTTTCAGTTATACGTCCACTTGGTGGTGGGGGAACATAATTAATATTCTTTTTACTTGTTTGTTTTCTTTGTTTAATACCAACATCACCAAAACCAGATATACCTGCCTGTTTCATTGATTCAGCCGCTTGTTTATAAGGATTAGACATTAACCCTGTTTGCCCTTTATGTCCGGAAACGTGTGGCATTTATATTTTTATTGGAAATGGGTTAGTCATTAAGCCTTCACCTAATAAACCCACTTGTTGTATATTAGAATTGGATATTGAGGGCACTGCTATCTCTACAGGATTATTTCCAGTAACGTCTTGTCCATGTTCACTTAAAAGATTTATCTCAGTTAGTTCATTTGGAGGAGTCCAGTTAAAAAAGTTTCTAGAAATGTTTCTCGCTCTTTCTTCTTGTTCAGCTATAACTTCATCTGGTACTCTATATCCAAACAAATTTGTCCTATCTGCACCTAAACCAACAAACTCAGTATTATATGGATTTTCCATTGTACCTCCCGTTTCAGCCGCCTTTACTACTCGCCAATCACTAGGATTTCTTGTACTTAAATCTATTTGTTTTTGCTGTTCAAAATCAGCTTGACCTCGTGTTGTAAAATTATTTACTACATTTTTTTGAGTATCTACTGTTTTCTTTGAATTAAATTTATTTCTTTCTTCTTGCATAAATTTATCTGCCATAGGAGTTTTTGTCCCTACACCTGCCATTGCAGAGTATTGTTCTATAAGATTTCTAAAATCTACATCATTCATTGCCTTAGTTAAATCTTCTGCCATAGAAGGTCTATTAACGTTACCTTCCATTCCTGCTTCTGGAGTTGTATCTAAAGGTTCTTTCATTAATTGTTGTTTCATTAATCCTGTTGCTGCAATTGACACATTAACCTCCTAAAGGATTATCTGATTCTAATTTAATCTCTTCAATTTGAGAATCTTGTAATTCATTTTCTTTTAAAGCTATTGCAACTTGTTTAGACAATTCAGATATTATACTTTCAAGTGATTTAATAGTCTGACGAATTGGTGCTAAAATAGGGTCTATAATAAGAGGTTCAGGTATGTCAAGCATAGCAATTTGTTCTTTTACTTTTCCTATTTCTTTAAATACAGCCGTTAAATCAACAGGTTGTATTTTATCATCAACTTTTTTAATTCTATCTATTAAGTCTACTTTATACTCATTAGCATACAATAAGACATCATCAAATTGTTTTTCTAATTCTTTATCTTTAGTTTTTAAGGGTTGTAAATTAACTGGTGGTTCATTTTCCAATGCAGAAAGTCTAGTATTGAACTCACCCCATGCATAAAAACCTCCACCAATAGCTCCAATTACTCCTACAAGTGCCGCATAGGTACTAAGTTTTTCAATTATTTTCATTCTTCATAACCTCCAATTCTAGTTTTAATTTATTAGTTTTTTGTTTTGCTTTTAGTAGTTGTACCCTGTGTACTTCTACTGGGTCGTTTTGTGAATAACTAGCAAGAGTTATATCACCATAAATTTCTTTATCATAGACGCCTAAATCTATTTGGTTATTAAATAAATCTAAACTCATATCTTTGTATATATCTTTTGATTTATAAAATTGTATTTTATTATAGGCGTCTAATGTATTATTCTTAAAAAATAAATCCTCTTTTGTTAAGTTTTGAGTTGTTTGTTTTGTTACTTTAGCTATTTGTTTAGCTATCTTTTTTAAATTCTTTTTAAATTTACTCTCTATCTTTGCAACATCTGCAATAACCCTGTCATTGGTGTCCACTTCTTCTCTTCCTTCCTGTTGTACACCATCTTGCTTTTCACTATCTTCTGATTGTACTTCGGACTCCTCAGTGCTTTCGCTACTGGATTCGTCTTCTTGTGGCTCTGCTTCTTCTGTTGATTCATTTTTGGTTACTTTTTCTTCCTCTACTATTTCTGATTCTGATTCAAGCTCCACTGTTTCTTCCTCAGTTTCAATAATCTCTGGTGGGCTTTCTTCAACTGTTTCGATTTCTTCAAACTCTTCCTCAAACTCTTCAAAAGATTCCGTAGTAGGTTCATCATTAAACTCCTCCTCGGCTATCTCTTCAAAAAATTCTTCGGCTGTTATGCCTTCATCTTCTAAAAACTCCATGAATTCTTCTTCCATGCCAGTTTCTTCTAAAAAATCTGTAAAATCTTCTTCAAATTCTTCAGTAAATATCTCCTCCATCATCATTGGTGGGGGTTCCATTATATACTCTTCTTCAAAAAATACCTCTTCAATCATAGGCATTTCTTCAAAAACTTCAAACTCTTCAAACATTGGTAGTTCTTCAAACTCTACCATGTCAAATTCTTCCATTTCAAATTCTTCAAAGTATATGTCTTCATCCATGACATATTCTTCTTCAAAATACATATCTTCTTCCCAAGTATATGTATCATCAAATATTATCTCATCATTATACCAATCAAAATCATCTGGTATATCTTCTATAATATCTACAATATCTTCATCAATATCTTCAATAACATCTTGTGTGGTGTCATCAATGGGGCTAAACTCAGTATTATTGTATGTCATCTTTAAAGATGCACCTAATAAATTTGGCCCTTGTCTAGATTGATTTGAGTAATTGCTATCAGTACCAGACCAAGACCAATCTACTTTATTGCTACCTACACCTAAATATATTATTCTGTCATTATACTGGCCACAATTTGCAGTTATACCTGTAGTAGTTGTACCAGGATAGCCATTACAATTTCCTTGAAATCCTGTAACTTCTGTTCTAGTTTGTGTTGATGTACTTAAGACATTACCATTAGAATCTTTTAGTTTTATAGTTGTAGTATGAGAATCATTACTACCACCTTTAGATTCACAATTACCCTCTGTACTTTCACAATTTGCTACATCAATATAACTATTTAATGTTATACCATTATCTAGCATTGATTGATTAATAGAATTATTTGTTAATGCTATATCATCTACACTTACTGTTGCTGTACCTGTAACTTCAAAGTCACCACCAACACTATATTTGTATCCACAATTAGACTGTGAGGTAGAACAAGTAATATCAAATCCATTTACTGTACTATCATTACTTACATACCCAGAAGAATTAGCAGAATTAATTTGGTCTGTACTATTAGAACCCCAATCTACACCATCTCCAGAATTAGGTAATAAATTACCTGTAGTTACTTCTGTACTAGTTGTGTATGTTGATAGGAGTAGGGTCAACAATAATGTCAATGTCCACAATCTCATCTACTTCCTCCTGCTCTTTTAATGTAGCTAATTTTTTCTTTTCTTCTTCTATTTTTCTAGCAAGTTCTTCTTGTTCTTTTTTAATTCTTTCTACTTCTTCTTGTCTTTTTATTTCCGCAAGTTCTTCATCTATACGAGAACGATTTTCTAATTTTGATACATAGGAATCATAATCTGGTCTTTCAACATCATACTTAGTCCACTGTTCTAATGCTTCCTTACCAATTTTACCTTCAAAAGGACAGGGAGTTCCTGCCATAAGCATTGCTTCAAATACTCTTTCATCTTGACAGAGCAAACTAATTGCACCAATCTTCATATTAAAGTCGAAAAGTACTTTGGCTAGCTTAATACGCTCACAATTTAAGTCCCGGACATGTTTTCCTGCAGATACGCCAAGACCCAAAGTAGAAACGGAACCGCTAATACCAGTGCTGCATACATCTTGAGACATTGCAGAAAATGACGGGGCGTTAGCTGAATTGACGGGTACATCTGACCCATTGGTAGTTGTTGTATTTGTAGTCGTTGATGTTGTTGTGTTTGTTTGTCCATCATTATTATTTGTTGTTGTTGATGTATAGCCACCCGTTATCTGAGTATTACTACCGGAAGAATTTGTCTGGGTGTTATCATCATTTGTTGAATCTGCTACAACAGGTTTTGCCCATACAGCAACTAATATTAGTATTGTAAGTAATATAAAGTTTCGTATTACCCAGTTCATTTAATCCTTCTCCCATTTTTCTTTAGCTCTTAAAGTCCATCTTTCAAATGCTTCTTTACTTATATTTTTTTTAACCATTGTAGCACCTTCTGGTACTTCATTATACAAAGCAATTACTTCACCATCTTCTATATGTACAATTCCAGGACTACAAAAAGCATCTTTATCATATCCTGTATTCTTTTTTTTAAGTAATCTTACTTCTTTCATACAAGAAGATAATGACTCCATAGGAATATACTGTGTCATTTGTGTTTTTTGGTCATTCATATTACCAAAAACAAACATAAGTATTACACTAATAACTTCCATTAGACTCCCTCAATTTGTCCTTTAGCTTCTCCACGTCCCCAATTAGACGTTCTATATCCTGCTGTGCTCTCTTAATATTCACGGTATTACTCATCATACTTTCCATTTCTTCCTGCATAGACTCGAGCTGCGAGGCCATAAACTCGATTAATAAATCCTGCTGAGCATCTGCCGGGAGCGAGCCTAGTTCTCCTCTTGGCCAACGTATACGAAACTCTGTATTCTTCGTAAGGTCAGCTTCTGATAAAGTGACACGAGTTTCCACGGAATTTAGCCTCTCAATAATCCCAAAATACGCCCACGTTCCTACAGCAACCAGTGTAATTAAACTGACAACTGTCTTAAGTGGCATCTGTACATTTGTGTGTTCAGATACCTTCATTACTTTCTCTTTTTCTTTTTAATTCTTCTTCGTTTAACTAAGAACCAATTGTATTGTTTTTGATTATTTTTTGACAAGGCTACCTCCAAAGTATAGTCCAATAATTGCTGACATTAGGTGGGTATCTAATGGTGTAATAACTACACCAAAAAATTCTTTATCCATAGTAATTTCTTTCTGTTCTATTAAGAATAAAAATCCTCTAGTAAATTCTGTCCAAGTTAAATACACACTTGTATCAAAAAATACAGGTACTAATTTAGGCCATCCAATAATAAAGAATACAGCAGTTAATGCTATAATTCTTCTAGTCCATTGAAATCCTTTGTTATCATATGTTCTTGCACTTTCAATATGTTTCATTTGATTGTCAGCTCTTGCAAGTAACATTTTTTGTTCTTCTTGTTTTGCTTTAATACTCTGTCCCCAGATAGACATAAATCCACCTAGTATACTAGAGCCTAGCATTGTAATCATCTCGACAGGTAACCCACCTAACATTTTTTATCTCCTATTTATTTAAAATATATAACTATATATAATCACTAAAAGAATAATCACTAAAGCACTGGTAAATATTTTACCCTTTTTGCTTAGATTATTCCACATATCTTTTAACTTATTCATGTTTCCTCCTAGTTAGTTATTTTCATAAAAGCCCATATAGCTCCAAGTATACCACCTACAGCTAAAAAAACTTTTATTCCTCCAACCCCCATGTTGGATGTCTTATTTAAATCTCTTAATTGTTTTTGCATCATATTAACATCATCTCGAATATATCGGATATCAGTTTTAAGTACTGCAATTTCTTTTTCCCATTCAGCCATATTAAAATGCTCCTTTTGCAAATGTATGATTACCTATAGTAGTAACAACTGGATATTGTTTAATCCAATCAAGTTCCATATTTGCTGTATTTGGATTATAAAAATGTGTTGCCCCTTTTGTTATATCTCCTAACTCTCCAGATAATAATTTTTTAGAAATTTCTAATGCTTGAATATATTCTGGATTATCTTTAGTTAAATTAAGCATATCATTAAATCTAGTTTCATCTCCAATAGCACTAAACTGGTCTTTTCTAAACATTATCTCTGGTATGTTTTTATCTTTTTTTATATTTGCCCTATTTAAAATAACATTTCCTACAGCTTGCATTCCTTCAGCACCTTCACCTTCAGCTTCACCCCAAATAACTCTAGCTAAAATATCTACAACTGGAATATTATCAAGTCCTGGTTGTCTACCATCTGGATTATTAGGTTTTACTTTTATTTCTACCATTATTTTATTCCTTGTATAATTTCATTTTTAGTTCTATTTCTTTCTTTTATATTTCCTTTAGACATAGGTTCATCTGGTCGTTTAAATTGTAATAAACCTAATTCTGCTTTACTAAAAGGTAATACTGCATGTCTTGGTATCATATAATCTAAGTCCATACCTTCAACTCTACTAATTATATTTTTAGAAATTTTTTCCCTTTCCATACGAAGTTTTTTAAGAGTATTTCCTTTTTCAACATCTGTTTTATTTTTTTGGTATTCTCCCCATAACATTGTTTCCATTTCAGATATTTTTCTAAGTTTATCAAACTCAGCAGCCAGGGCTTTATCTAACGCTAAAACATCTTGCATATAAGGGTCACTTAATATTTCTTTGTACATTTTAGAATTAGCAGATGGTTTTCCAGGTTCATATTTTTTTAGTGCAGAAATTCTTTGTGATAATTCCCTTTCTAACTTATATGCTTCAAGTAATGTTTGGGTATGTCTTTGTGGCCCTACACTAAACATACGTTTAATTAAAGGCACTCTATTCCAATCTTGAAATACACCAGGGTCATCTCCAACTATATTACTTAAACCAAATGGAAGGTCTCCTGTTATAGTAGGTTGGTCAAACATTATTTCATTATCTCTTCCCATAGGGTCTATAACAAAATCTAAAAAGTATTGCCCCATAGCACCTGTATACGTTTTTAATAAATGTTCAAATGCAATTGGACTTAAATTTGTTTTATCAGCTAAATTATATTTTTGCCATACATTAACTATTGCAGCGTTAGACCAAGGATAATACCCTTCTTCTGTTGGCATATAATTTTTCATAAAGTTTGGTGTAAGAGGAGAACCTGTAAAACGTTTATTAATCATCAAATCAAGCCAAGGGTCTATAATTTGAGGAGTAACATCTAATCTCATTTGTTCTGCAAAAACTTTACTTCCAATTTCTACAAATTTATCCCAAGTAAATCCTTCTTTTCCACCGGCCCAACTAATATCTTTACCACCCATAGTTAATTTTTGTGGGCCAACTGTATCCCAAAATCTATCAAGTATAGTTGCCATTGCACCCCATTCAAATGGTTTTGGAATATACATAAAATTTCCACCTTTAAGTGGGATTGTCCAGTTCATGTCTTTTATATGAGGTGCAAGATTTTTGTATTCTTCACTATCTCTATTTAAATATCTAAAGAATAATGATGGGCCAATTAACACTGCTGCAATTTTACTACCAACAATATATTTTTCACCTCTTGTTAATCCTTCAAATGCTCTAGTACTTCTATATAAACCTTGTAATCCTGCATTTAAAAATGGAACTTGTTGTGTTAGTATTCTAACTATTGCAGATGAACCATGCATACCAAAATCTGTTGCAATTTCTCTTGCTTGGTAAGCTGCAGCTCTTGCCCCAACTCCACTTTGTCGTAATCTTGAATATTCTTGAAGACGAGAAGCATACTCAAAAATACCTACAAAGTCATCATAACCTCTAACTATTTTTCCTGTACCTCTTTTTGTAGCACCTAATATTTGTGTTGGTTTATTAACAACATTTTTATAAGGAATATTTAATTCTTTATATAAACGTTTTAATGCATTTTCATTTATTTCACTTCGAAGTAAAGTTGAACCAAATGAACCACCATTTAATACAAATTCTTCCCACATATCTTGATGACGCATATCTGTACCATCTGCATTTTTAAGGGCTTTACCATCTTTTCCTTTTACTACACCATTTTTTCTTATTTGTTTCATAAGACCAACTGCAGAGGAATACACTGGAATAAATGCACCTTTTGATAATACAGAAGCTGCTACAGTATCACGAATAAAGTTTGCCCAGGCAAAAAATCCAGGGTCATATGTAACACCCCTTGTTAATAAATTTTTAAATTGACCAGATACTTTCATAAACTGTCCAGTAAATTTAGCTAGTTTATCATTTACACCTAACCATGATTCAAAAAGAAATGGTTGGTTGTCTGATACTCTCCATACTTCAACTTTTCTTTTTCCTTTAATAACTTTACTAACAGCAAATTCTCTAGGCCCAAGTACTATTCTTTCTGGTGCATAAAAAATTAAATCTTCTGCATTAGAAGTATCAATATTCATATCTTTAAGTTGTTTTTCAAAATTACCATCTTTAAGATTAATTTGATTTTTTCTAAGTTTTGTTGGTAATTTTTTAGCCCAACGTTTTCCAATCTCTTCTTCGGCCTGTTTAAAAGCTTCTTTTTTACGAGCACCCGCTTGTATTAAACGCCTAGCTTCTTGTCTAATTAATTCTTCAATATGGTCTATCTGATTTAGCATTATTCTATTGCGTTGTGCATTACGAATAATACCAAAAGTATTTTGTAAATATCCTCCAACTAAATCTCGTAAAGGATAAGCATCTACATACTCTTCTTTCCACTTTCCACGCACACCTAAAACTTTAACTTTTCGCCTGCCTGTACCAATTGCAGCACCTTTAAGTTTTTTATTTAATACACTTGCTAAACCACCTTTTCCAAGTATACCTGTACCCCCACCACTTGCATCAGTAAAATCTCTATAAAAAGGTATAAAGTGTGGTGATTGTTTTAGAGATTTTAAATGTTTATCATCTAAAATTTGAGATGCTCTTGCAAAATCTAAAATTGAATCATTAAATTTATCAACATCTTTTAATATTTCACTATATGTTTTACCACTTTCACTCCTTTTTGTACCAAGTGCATAAGCTTGTTTAAAAGCTTTTTCAATTTCTTTATCAGTACCCCACATTCTCTTAATCTTTTCTGTGTCTTTAACCCAGGTGTTAGTGGTTTTATCTAATCGTTTAAGATTTAACATTCTAGAAGCAGCCCAAAAATGCATAAAGTTATTTATGTCTTTTCCTATAGGTTCTAAAATTTGTTTTAGTCCAGGGCCTGTCTTTATAAGATTACCATTTCGTGTCCATTTAAATGAACCATATTTCATTGCATGTTCAAATATACCTGCAGTTGCAGCATTTAATCGTGCTTCTTTATAGCCACCTAAATAATCATCACCTAATTTACTTAAACCTTTTTTAGTTAACTGACCTTTAAATACTTCTTCACCAAGTAATTTAGAACCATGATGTTGGTCAAATAATCTCATCGCCATATATGTACGTACTTGACTTTTATTCCAAAAATCTTGTAATCTTTGAGAAAATGATTTAGGTTTTTTATTTCTAAAAGCCGGCATTAAAGGTTCATCTTCAATAACCGGTTTTTTACTAGTACCCTTTAATCCTTCATCAATATTTTCTTTATGGTTTAGTAAATTATCAACACCTTTTTTAGCATCTTTAACTGTCTTGTATGAATGAACAACTGCATTATTTACAGTAACATCATATCGTTTAGTAGCTTTATTATAATCAATAAATAAATCTTGCTCATCTATTCTTGCATGATAAGCACCTTTTATTGTATCACCTTTATTATCTCTTCGTTTATTCCATCCACTATCTGTTTGTTTTAAATTACTTTTAATAATTTTTTCTGTAGCTGCGGTTCTACTATAACTAAAACCTTTTTGTATACCTTTAAATATAACTGGAAAGAACGCACCAAGTCCTGCCCCCTCAATTGCTCTCTTAAAACGATTAAGAGCTTTTGGGTCATCTGGATTAGTTTGTAAAAATTCTGTTATTGGATTTTGTAAATGCGGATATTGTTGGATAAGATTTGATAAGGTGGGGTCTTCCGCTTCGAAATGAACTACATCAGTAATAGCACCTGCACCGGTTGCTATTGCCATATCAGCTTTCCATGTTTTTTGAAACATGTCTGCTCCCTTTTTTCCACCTTTTAAAAGTTTATAACCTGTATTGAGTACTTTCAACCATCCTGCATAAGGAATAGCAAATTGTATACCACCTCTAACAAATGCCTGTTTCATATTTTCTGGCTCTTTTGTTTCAGGCATATGAAGTTTATAGTCTTCTGGTAAAACTCTATTAACTGTAAAGTTAAGAGCTGAATCTATAGCATCATAAACTCCTCCTGTTATTTGCTCTCCGTATATAAATGACTTATCTAAAGATTTTCTTTTTTTAGATAAAAATTTATTTTGAGCTTCAATATCATCTGGATGCATTTTTTGTGCCCAATTTTTGTGCAAATCATATTGCTGCATGTACCTTTGATTATTTACATATTCAGGATTAGGTGTGTAAAAAATGTCATTATCTTCTGGTATTTCTTCTTTTACAAGAGAATCTTCTTTATCTAATACCTCATCTTCTTTTTTTACTTTACGAGTTTTCCAATCATTTTTTAATTGGTTAAACTCATCAAGAGTTAGGTCAGCCATTTATTACTCCCCTTTAAATATATTTTTAAACCAATCTATAACTTTATCTTCTCTATCTTTTGCAATTTCTCTTTTTTCTTCATATGTTTGAGATTTATTATCTTCCATAAATTTTTTAGCATTATCAACTACTGCTGTGGCATTATCAAGTACAGCATCAAGTTCGCTTCTTCTCTCTTCTTGTTTTTTCTTAAGCTCCAATTCTTTTTCGTTTTTTAATTCTGTTATTTCTGTTGGAAAACTTTCACCATCTGTAATAATATTATCAGTTAAATTTTTAATATTTGTTTCTTCTAAATCAGTATCATCTATACTGCCTTGAGCTTCAGATATATTTTCTTTTATATCATATTCATACTCAAATATATCATCTAAAACACTATCTCTTATTGCTTCCATTTGAAATAAAGGTATTCCTTCTGGAAGTAAACCATTTTGTTGTTGCTCTAATAATAAAGCTAAAACATATTGTTCAAGACCTTCTGTATCACCAACAAAATCTTTTAAAACTCCTTCAATTTGAGGAATTGTTGACATAGCTGTTCCACTTAATAAAACAGATGTTGTTTCTCCCATTCCTTCTATAGGAACATAATCTATATTAGCTTTGTCTTTTTTATATCTAACAGCATTAGGAACTAAATATTCTATATTACTTCCTACCATTTGTTCAGCAGTTGGGCCTCCAACACCTACAGTTGCTCTTGATGTTCCTGTAATTGGCATATCTGGTTGAGGAATTGATATACCGCTTTCTCTAGATAATGTTGCAGATGCACCATAGTATTCACTATGAATATCTCGAAGTTTCATATACCCTACAGGTTCTCTTGGATTATACAATGTTTCATTTAATTTAATATTAGAATAATCTTTATAATCATTTGGACTTAAATATGTTAATTTACTTCCTGCAGTTAATTCAAATTGATTATTTTTTTCTTCAAATAAAAAATCTAAAGGTTGTACGCCTTGAAATGGATGTCTATTTATAACAGATTTAATAGCCTCTCCTTCAAATAAATTATTATATGTGTCTACCCAATTAGCATTAGCATTATTTAAATATTTTATTAATTCGTCATTGCTAGTTGCTATAGGTACATCTGGATTATTTGCTCTAATTCTTTCAATAATTAATTCTTTATTACTTTTTTCTTTTACAGCATTAATTACATCTGATGTAAGAATACCAACAGTATTAACTAAATCTTTTGATAAGATTTTATTACTAGAAGCATCAATATGAGCTGTTGCCATATGTTGAAGACCGGCATCACTAGCTTTACCACTTGAAATTAAAGTAAATGGAGTTTTTAAAACACTTTCAAATAATTGTACAGCTTTTTGTGCTTCTGGTTGTTCAGCATATAACGCTGCCCAGTTAAACTCTCCATCTGCTGTAAAATGACTTTCTCTATCAATTTTAAATCCACTAGTTACTAAAAAATCTACATTTTCTCTAGCCATTCTAGTTTGAGATTGGTCAACTTCATATGTTTGATTTGTTGATATTAATGGTAATGGGGGTATAACATCTGTACCTGCCTCTACAATTTTACTTCCCTCTTTTTGTCCTGGAGCCGTATCAGTTTGTGTAAAAATTTTTGATACATTTTCAGTCATATTAAAATCAGTATTTAAAATTTTATTTATTTGATTTTGATAATTTGATATATTATTTTTATAATTAGATGAAACATCTGGAAACTCATATTGTCCACTACGCTCTATCATTTTTTGATGATAAGGATTACTTTCATCCATCCAAAAGCCATCACCCCACAATTCTTGTGCAGAATTTAAGGCATTATTAGGATTATCTTGGTCAAATAAACCTAAAGAATTCATTTCATATATTATATAATTTGGAATACCTCTACTTTTTAAATTTTTTATAGCATCAAGTTTAATATTTGCAGTATTTATATTATTTATATTTGAGTCAATTAGACCTTTACTAGCATATGAAACAAGTGCCGCTTTATCTGCATCCTTTTTTGCTAATAACTCTTGGTCAAGTCTTTGCTCTTCTATTTCACCTTCAAGAAATCCGCCTAAAGTTTGTCCTACAGGGCCTGCAGCTAAACTTGATAATCTGTCCATTAATCCCATATTATTGTCCTCCTGCCATTAAACCCATTTTAGGTTGTTTGTCTGTTACTTCAATTATGTCTTCTTTAATTTTACCAATTGCTTTCATTTGTTTTTTTTCATCATCTTTACTTACAGTAAAATCAGCTAAATCTTTTTTAAATTTTGTATTAGTATGGTCTCCAATAAGCACTCTTATATTTTTTATATTTCCTTTCATTCCTATTGCCATAATTTGATTAAATACAACTTCAGTTAATAATACAGCTAAATCTGGTGTCCATTTACCTTCAACAAATCCAGAAAATAATATACCTTTTGTTAAAGCTTCAATAGAAACTCCAGAGTTAAGTAATAATATAGTCTGTTCTAATTTTGTAGGCTCATGTAATAATTCCCAAACATATTCTGATGCCTCATCCATGTTTACAAATTGAGGTGGATGTTCCCATCTATTATTTCCTGGCTCATCTGTTAAAGATTGTCCTGGTATAGGTGCGTCAAAAGGATTTCTAATATCTGATGTCATTATACTATATCTCCTGATTTAACATAACTAGTTAATCTTCTTTGCCAAGCATATGCAATAGCTTCGGCATTTGCAGATTGTAACTCACCAAATCCTTGAGAGCCTTTAGGTGTACTAGCAGATTGTACTAATTCCATTAAATATTTATCAAAGTTAACATCATAATCAGTAGGACTAACAGGTGAACTAGGAGTTTTAAACATAGCTTTCATACCCTTTTTTACAGCTTCTTTTCCTATTTTTTCTTTAAACTTATTAGTTAAAGAAGAACTAGCCCATAGATTACTAAATTTTGTAGACATACCTGGAAGCATTGATGCCCCTGTATAAGCTGCTGCTGCTCCTATACCTAAAGGTACTATATTTTTAACTAAATTCTTAAACATTGTATTCCTCCTAATCCCATATTCCAGAAATAAATTTACCAATTAAATCAAAAATTTTATCACCATTTTGTTTATCTAGTAAATCAAATTCTGTTTGTCTTTCTAATGCTGCCATAGCAATATTATGTGCTCTATTTAAACCATTTTGAGCTGCATCATTTGTCCAGGTCGCTTCGTCTCTCCATTGTTGCCACATAGAAGATAATGCAAAATTAGACATATTTAATAAATTTTGAGCATTAGTTTGATTAGCGGCATTTATTGCTGCAGTATTTGCAGTATTAATTTGTCTACGCCACGCAGTATTTGATTGGTCAATAACACGTTGGTTTTCAACATTAAATTTTTCTCTATTATCTTTTAAAGACGCATTAAATTGTTCAATTGCTGCTGTTCGCTCAGCATTAGCTCTATTTACTTCTGTTACATTTTCGGCATTAATAGCTGCTATTTTATTTTTTTCTGCAGTATCAAATTGATTCATTGCATCTGCTCTTTGTGCATTACTAGTTTGTACTTGTTTTTGTAAACTATTAAAAAATTCATCTACTTGATTTTGACTAGTAGCATTAAATTGTGCGGCTGCATTTGAAGCTGCTTGGTCGCTAAATAAAGTTGCTTGTCTAACTGCTAGATTTTGTAAATTAGCTTGTTGATTATTTGCTAAATTAGACATGTCCATTTGCATATAACTTTGAGCATTTGTTACTGCTGCTTGTTGTCTATTATTAAGATTTTGAAAAATCATTTGTTTATAGGTTTCAGCATCTGCTGCTGCAATTGGAGTTGCTGCTTGCATAATTCCTTGAGCCATAGCTTCTGCATATGCACTTGATGCCCCCATTCCACGTTTAGCCATATTAGCTTCAACTAGTTTTTGTGCACCTAATGCCCATGCCGGAACATTTTGACCAGACTGTACAGCACTTGTTACTTGTTGTTGTAAATCTTCTAATTGTCCCCTAACAGTAGCATCACTTGTAACTGCTCCAGTTTGACCTGACATAGGTTGTGTAACTGTACCTTGAGCTGCAGCCATTGTAGGTGCTGTACCAACAGTAGTTGCTGCATAATTTGCAGCAGTCATTGCTGCAGGGTCAGTAATAGTTTGAGTTGCACCTGGAGTTGTTGTAGTTGCTTGTTGTGCTGTTGAAGTAGGTACTACTGCTGTAGGAGAAGTAGTTGATACTCCTGGTGTTGTCATTTTTTCATAAGTAGGAGCAGCAACTTGCATTTGTGGTTTTATTTGTGAACCAATAGGTAATGCAGGTGTAAATACAGATTGCTTTATTTTATCTAAAGTATCTTTCGATGCACCAGATTGTGGTTGAGGTACTGCCCCTGGGGGTAATTGTACTGCCGGTATTTTTTGTGTTGCCATAATTATTTTCCTTGCCTGTTATATTTTTTCCATGATTTTAATTTATGTTTATTTTTAGGTTTACTCCTTGTTGAATTTCCTATACTTGTTCTTTTTCTTACTGGTGTAAAATATGCTCTTGTTGTTTGTTTAGCCATTACCTTGCTGTTGTTGGTATTCCCTCTGATGATACAAATGGACTTTCTGCCCAAGCGAAATATAGTACTTTTAAATCATTGTAATTTGCATCACCTTCTGAATCTACTAATTTAAAACCATTACTATGGAAATCCATTTCACTACTTGATGCTTCAGCACTATTACTATTAAGCTCAAAAAATTCATTATCTCCATTAAACCCTTCTCTTAAATTATCATAGATTCTCCAGTTTGTTCCGGCATCTGCATACATTTTCGTTATCACACACGCAGGTTTAAATCCGGTATAGATAAATGGGCCATCTGCATTATTATTAGATGTGTAGTGTCCAAATTTACTATATCCTTGTATTTCTGCAAAAAGATAAGCTATATACTTAACACCATCTTTATTAGTTTTAGTATTTGAACCTATTGTAAAAACAGATGAGGTTGGTGAAGTATCATTCCAAACAGTTCCTGCTGTTGCAGCGGCATCAGTTGTATTCAACTCTAAATAAGAATCATTACCTGCGGCACTTGCGTTTCTATGATATACTGCCCAGTCAACACTATTTTCATCTCTGTTTCTTACAATCATAACTTTTGGAACTGCACCTAAACCATGTGCCATGGTTCCTGCTGCACCAGTTCCTGTATAATCTACAATAGAAAATCCTGCTGTAGTATTAGCTTGATAGCCACCTGCGGGGTTATTTCCACTTTCTGTATTAGTTGTTCTTGTTCCGCCATTAGCTTTCCAACACCAAGCTACATGGGCTTCATCTGCATCATTTACATTGTTACTTGTACCAAGAGTAAAATCATTTGAACCAAATGCTGTTAATTGTTGTGCCTCTGTTGATTCCCCATTACCTTGGTCAGAAAAAATAGATTTTGTTGCACCTCTTGTAGTATCAGTTAAAACATGACTTGCAGATATTGCTCTATTTTTTATCCAAACTAAATCTGGTGCCATTGTTGCTCCCACATATTCATCTGTATAATTAGCAGAACTTAAAGGTATATTTTTATCGGCATTTCCATTACCTGTATATAAAGCAATTTGAAAATTTTCTGATGGGTCGTCTATTGTTGTATAAGCCATTATCCGTACTCCGCTAAGTTTTTAGTGCATAATGCATAGTACCCACTAGGTACTGCGTATTCAAAATTACCATAACCATTTGCATCTGAATTACCACTTGATATTGAAAAAGGTGGGTTGCCAAAATTAGCCTCTACTATTGAAGTAGTGTTATAAGCAGAACAACCAAAAAAATAATATTTTGATGGTGTAAAA